GAACTCCCGAAAGAAACGGGATATGCAGCATCAAGTCGTACCAAGATTTCATATCAGCAGATACCTCCCAACTGGATTCGACAACGAGTAGTTATCGTCATCGCTCCTGCTCCACTGCGCGGCGTTCGCCAGGTTTGCAGACGGGCAAGAGAAGTTGTGCTTGGCTTCCACCATGGCCAAGTAGTTTTGAAGGATCGGGATGCAAGACTGCTTGCGCTGCGGCAAATGGTGGTAGCCGCCGGGCAACTGGTTGCTTCGATCCATGACATCCGGGTCGCGGGCTGTAATCATCTGCCCGATCATCGGATCGTCAGACAATATCACACGCCGCCGGCAATGCCGCCTCATCCAAGCCAGCTCCTTCAGGATGATGTGCGCTGGTGGCAGGATGGTCTCGGTCTGAAGCTTATCCCCGCCCCGCAGGAACATCGTGCCAACGTCATCCTCGACCGCCCCTGTGCCAGCGTAGCTGCCGATGGCGTAGTAGATCTCGTTGTACCAACCGATCTTGCGGCGCGCCAGCTCCTGTGCCTGTGCCAGATCAGCATCGAAGAACCGCTTGCGCATGAACTCAAACCGCATGATCGGCAGGCCACCGTTACAGAATTCAAATACGTCCTCGAAGATGTCCTCGAACGGCTCGTCGTACGCCCACCAGTTGCCAGACAGATCCACCTTCAGGCCGTAGCCATCCTGCTCTGCCGCCATTGAGGCCGCGACGATGTTCTCGACAACTGAGAAGAAGCCTGCGCTCGGCGGCTGGTAGCTGATGTAGCCGTGCATGACACCAGCACCGGGGGCAACCACGTCATCGGCCTGACCCTGGAGGATGTACCAATCGTCCTCCTCAATGTGCCAATGCCGGTTGGTCTGCTCGTATCCCAAGCAGCCGGCGATCTCCTGTGCGTACCAGAAGTGACGTGGCAGTTCGGCCGGGATCATGTCGCGGATCTCATCCCAACCCAACACCCCCCAGTGGTGCAGACGCGCCCCTATGGCCGCGACACGCAGGTTGCCGGGGTACTTGTAGGCCATCTCGAATAACAGCGGCACACCGGCTTCTGGTGCGGTTCTGAGGCCTTGTGACATCAGGCCGACTAACTTCACGATGTCGGCGTGGAGATCCGGCGTTTCATCCGGCAGCCGGTAGCGGTTGAACTGGATCATTCGAAGCCTCCCAAATCTAACTCGCTGATCTCAGGATGCCGGTAGATTTCGATGATCTGCTTCTCTCTGTTTATCGTCGACGTGTAGCTTGCTTTGCCCCACAGTTTGGTTGCGTAGGCACACGCGTTGGTGCGTACCACCTCAGAGTCGTGCGGCGGATACGGTATCTCCACCACCTCGTTGGGCTGCACCGGGGTCAGGTACTTGAGTACATATTCCCGCATGAAGCCGTACTGAATATCGCCAGACTCGTAGTACCGTGGCTTCTTGTCCTTGGGCTTTTCCTTCACGACCTGTAGGCTTCCCCACTCGTTCTCGCCGCAGATCACCTTGAACTGGATGTGACCCTTGCTCTCCAGCTGCTTCAAGCCAATCAAGGCCGACCTCAGTATCTTTTGAAAGACTGCTTCCATACTCCCCTCCTAGTTTGCAAGTATCCTGCGGGCGACCTCCTCGCTCGCATATTCAAAATCACGGCAAGCATGGCAAATCATCGCCGCCCGCTCCCGCTCCCGTTCCTTCGCCAACACAATCAACGCCCGTAGCCTGTTGTACGTACCAATATCCACGTCCAGCAATCCGCAGCGCTCCAACATCTCACGTACTTCAATGTTCATCACTAACTCCCAATGATTGCAACAGACGTAATCCTAGCGGAACAATGTATGTTGTGTCATTGCAAATTTTAATCAACATCTGTGATGCGATAGCCAGAGTATTCCTCGAACACGTCGTGGCACATACTGCAAATCCGCCGGTGACCGCGATCCTCGTGAACATGATAACGCCGAGGGTTCAAACCGCCGGTAGAAAACTGGCGGCAGTAAGTATCACCGTCATCCCAGATGTGGGCAGCACCGTCAGGATGATTCTTGTACAAGTAAAGGATCATATGCAAGGGTAAGCAACGGTAGATCTGAGGGCAAAACCCAACCCAACCCAGCCGCAGCAGGGTCAGGTATGGGGTCTATGCGTGGGTGAAGTTCCCGGTGAGTCTTCGCATCGTCCGACCGCTGTCCTGGCAGTGCCGAATCAGAGACTTTGCCCCTTGCAGGAGGGCCACACCCAGCTCTCTGTCGCCTTCAGTTGGTACCGCAATCTCTGCGGATTCCTCCAGCGCCCAACCACTGTTGCCGGTCTGGTGAACTTTCTCCCGGCGGATTCAGCTGTACCCGAAACGAGTTGTTGTGTCGCGCTCGTGGGGACTACACCTCGCGGCTTCCTACCCACTGTTTTGTACTGACACCAACCGACGCATAAAGTACAGCCTAGTCGTGAGCGCCAAAAGAAAAACCCTCAGGCCTCTGGCTCTCACGTGTAGCGGCACGTTCCCTTTCGGGAGAGAACCGAGGCCTGAGGGCTTCGGGGATTGTCTCTGCCGCTACAGTGACAAGCACAGTGTAGGACAGATTCAGATGTGATGCAAGTGGTGCTGAAAACCAGCCGCTTTCTCAGTGGCTGTGATGCTGTCAGCCGCTCGACTGGCTTCCAGCTGCCGGCATTATACAAAAAAAGACCCCGGAAAGGGGAGTAACCGGGGTCAAGGCAGCGCCTGAGTCGCTGCTGTCGCCAACAGGGAGACATTCCAGGAGCGAAGGGGAGATCTACACGTGAAGGGGAGTAGAAGCCCACCGGAATGTCTGAACAGACAATAGCACACCGTGTAAATATTTACAAAAGCCATTTTTGCAACACATGATTCCGGTATCAAATTGCCTGTTGACATACGCTAGATGTAGTTGTACTATCATCCTACATCTAGGGGAGGCAAGATGAAACTTACCAACAAGCATGGTCTGCCACAGACCTTTATCAATGTCATTCAGCGGCCTACGTACAGCAGGGGCAGCTCTGAGATCAGCGTCACCGAGATCCTGTCGCCACCGCAGTTAGTGCAGCTACGCCGCCGTCATGCAGATGATATCGAAGTCGATGCGGCAGATCAGGTATGGAGTCTGTTTGGCTCCGCAGTCCACAACATATTGCAGCATGGCCAAGACGAGAACCACGTTGTCGAGGAGCGTCTGTTCACCACGTTTGATAGCTGGCGTATCTCTGGTGCTATCGACTTGCAGACCTTCCAGTCTGACGGCTCCGTCGTTATCTCTGACTACAAGGTGACATCTGCCTGGGCAGTCCAGCAGCAGAAGACCGAGTGGGTAGATCAGCTGAACCTGTACGCATGGCTAGTCGAGCGCGTGAAAGCGCATCCGGTTACTGGTCTACAGATCATCGGCATCGTTCGGGATTGGAGCCGCAGAGAAGCTGCCCTGAAGGACACCTACCCGCAGGCACCGATCGTCACGCTGGACATTCCGCTGTGGGATGCAGAGACACGCGAGCGGTTTGTGCGTGACCGACTGCGCCTGCACAACGAGGCTAACTTCGCGGCCGTCTCTGGCCAGATGCCAACCTGCACGTCAGAGGAAATGTGGGAGAAGCCAACCACCTTCGCCATCATGAAAGCCGGTGGTGTTCGTGCGAAGAAGGTATGCGCCACGCAGGAAGAAGCAGACGCATTGATTAAGACTAAGTTCCCCGGCCACGAGGTCGAGGTTAGAGAGGGCGGCAGGACACGCTGTGAATCTTTCTGTCAGGTCGCTCCATTTTGTGAGCAGTACAAACTTTACCAACAGGAGAAATCATGAAATATCTGATCGCTATCTGGGCTATCGCTTCCGCATCCATGGCCTACGCAAGCTGCACATCCCACAACTTCTGTGACAACCGTGGCAACTGCACGTTCTGTACGACATGCTGTTATGGCGGCGTGTGCAACACCACCTGCAACTAGGAGAACAAATGAAAAACATCGCCACAGCACTGGTGAAAGCGCAGCGGGAGTTTGGCCCTGCGCTGAAGACCAGTACCAACCCGCATTTCCGCAGCCGCTACGCAGATCTGTCTGCCTGCGTGGAGGCTGTGCTGGATGCGCTGAACAACAACGGCATCTACCTGATGCAGCTGACAGAAGAGCATGATGGCGGCGTGAAGGTCAGCACGACATTCATTCATGAGTCAGGCGAGCAACTGTCCGGCGGCAGTCTGTTCATGCCGGCAACCAAGCATGACGCGCAGGGCTTTGGCAGCGCTTTGTCGTACGCCCGTCGCTATAGCCTGATGGCCGCCTGCGGTATCGCGCCAGAAGAGGACGATGGCAATCATGCAACAAAGACTGCACCAGTCGCAGCACCAAAGCCAGTAGCCAAGCCTGCAACTCCACCTGCACCACCCGCTCCACCGAAGAAGATGGAAGGCCACGATCGTGAGTGGCAGCTCAAAGTATCTGCGGAACCGGATACAGAGTGGGAAAACTGGCTGACTGTTGTCGTTGAAGCGACTGTCACGGCACTTGATTCGGCCTCTAACTTGGACGACATCATGAACATCTGGCGCACGAACGCCAACATCTACAAGCAGATTGAGATGCAGGATAACGTCGCCTACAGAGAGCTGGTCGATACCTTCGGAACCTACAAGGGAGCATTTAAAGATGACAAATAAGTACCCCAACTCTGGCCGCTTGAATTACAGCAAGCGCAAGATCCATCCGAAGTCACCTGATCTCTACGGCGACATCACCCTGGAGCGCAGCTACCTGCGTACGCTCTTGCAGGAAACGGAAGGTGATGACATCACGATCAAGCTGGACGCATGGCAGAACGATGGCCAGTACGGCACGTTCTTCCAGCTGAAGGTGAACACGTGGAAGAAGACCGAGACACTGGAGGCACCCAAGCCGCCAGTAGTAGATGACAGCGACGTGCCATTCTGAGGATGCCATGAACGATCTTATCGACCACCTGATCAGTGTTGCCAACCTGCGTAGCGATGCAGCCCTTGCGAAGATCATAGGCGTACACCCGCCTACGATCTCCAAGCTGCGGCATGGCCATGTAAACCTAACGCCGTCTGTCATCTTGAAGATCCACGAAGCTTTTGATATCCCGATCAAAGAGATCAAGCGGATAGCGAATGTCAGCTAAGTCTCCGACGCAGCGCAGCCTTGAGTATCTGCGGGAGCAGGGCTATCACTGTGAGGTGGTAGAGAAGTGGAACCCGTGGAAGCGTGTGCGTCAGGATCTGTGGGGCTGGTGCGACATCTTGGCTATCCGTCGGGATGAAGTGCTGGCCGTGCAGGTGACAAGCAGTGGCGTGTCATCAAGGATCAAGAAGATCCAGGAGTCCGACACTATCGCGCACGTCAGAGAGGCAGGCATCAGAGTGGAAGTACACGGCTGGACCAAGCGGGCTAACGGCAAGTACGCACTGAGAGTGGAGGACATATCGTGAAAGCATTTCCAAATATGACAAACGAGAAGGGCATGGACTTGCGAGATTACTTTGCCGCAAAGGCGTTACAAGGATTTTTAGCTAACAAATCGACCTTTGGCCTGCCAACGGTGGAGAGGGTTGCGCAAGACGCGTACGTATTTGCAGACGCAATGATGGAAGCGAGAGGAAAAAAATGGAAACTAGCCAGTTTGAAGCAGTCAAAGTAGGGATCAAGCAGGACAACAGCGGCTACATCCTGACATTGCGCATTCACCCCGACGATCTGGATGAACGGATCATGCGGGATTTCGTAGGCGCCAGATACATGACGGTGATGGTCAGGCTGAACGAAGAAGAGAAGCCCATGAACCGCGAGGCAGAGTTAGCCAAGGACATGGTGCGGGTATCGGGGATGCTGTGCCGAGATCCCAAGTTCTGGGAGTTCCTCTCGGAGTCCGGGCAGATCATTGAGAAATCAGACAAGGAAGCGACAGAATGGTTAAAGACATACCTGAAGGTGGAAAGCCGCGCCGACATTGGAAAAAGCCAGCAGGCGACGGAAAAGATGCTGGGAATAAAGCAGGAGTTCGCCGCGTGGAGAAGTCGAAGCGACTGATCCCGTACTCGGTCTATCTGGATCCTGAGATACATGACGCGCTGAAAGAGAAGGCTCGCAACCGGCAGGCCAGCAAAATCGTGCGGGATGCAATCACCATGATCCTGGAAGGCGGTGATCAATTCTCTAGCGGCTACAAGCAGGCGCTGCGTGACGTGTCCAGCTTGATCCACAAGGATGATCTCGCCGGCTCAGTATCTGTGAACGACAGACGGATCTCTGACCACTTGATAGATCAGATAGAGAGCATGGCAAATGATTGACGGCAAGCCAACCATCATGATCGGCACCCCTGCGTACGGCGGTGCGATGTTCATGGAGTATGTCGACAGTCTCGTGCGGAACATCAGCTTCCTTGAAAGCAAAGGGATCAAGACGCGCTGGCAGTTCATGAACAAAGAGGCGCTGATCACCCGTGCGCGTAATGAGATAGCCAGATACTTCTTGGATGAAACGCGGGATGACTATCTGATGTTCATCGACGCTGACATCTGGTTCCCGACCGACGGTATCTACCGGCTGCTCCAGCATGAGAAGGATGTGGTGTGCGGGATCTATCCCAAGAAGTTCATGTTCTGGGAACGGATCCGGCAGGCTGCCCTGCGCGGTGAAAAGGATATCGAGAAGTTCGGCTGCTCGTATGTACTGAATGCGGTAGACGATCAGGGTGATCCTGACGCAGTACCGCTCGGACCCGACGGCCTGGTAGAAGTACTGCACGGCGGCACAGGATTCATGATGATCCACAGGAACGTACTGAAAGCTATGCGCTTCAAAGTACCCACCTACCGCACGTCATTGATACAGGATAACGGACAGTTTCTCGCCCCACTCACCCGAGAGTTCTTCGGCACCAGCATCACAGAGCTAGGATTGCTGTTGTCAGAGGACTATCACTTCTGCGAGTTGTGGAAGAAGGAGGGCGGTAAAATTTATGCAGACCCCACGATTGAGTTACGCCACGTAGGCCAGCACGTCTACGCAGGGGATCTCATGCGTGCGGGGCGCAACAACACATAGGAGGAAGCAATGCTAAGAGATGGACAATTCGTCAAAGAGCCGCCACCAAAGATTGGCAGCCACTACGTGCCGCAGTTCTACCAGACAGTGCAGGACACCAGCCGGATCATCGAGCAGGAAAGCCGGTGGCAGGCGTTCTACCGCAAGAACATTTCCAGCTTTGATGTTGGCGCAATCATGATCCTGATCTACGTGGCGCTGGCGGTTGTGATCACGACTCTGCGTGAGTTGTTTCACTTCATCTTTGGATGACCCGCAAGTTATTTGAGATGGCAAATCTGGCGGCAGAAGATGAGCAGTTGATCTATGCCCCAGATTCTGCGGCCATGTCTTGGATGCGCAAGTTCTCCAAGATGGTAGTGGCAACAGAACGTGAGCGCTGCGCTCGGCTGTGTGAAGAGGCCGGACACAAAGACATAGCAGCAACTATACGCAAGGGGGAGGAATGAACAGAGATGACATTATCCGCATGGCGCGGGCGGCGTGTGGTGAACCTGCATGGTCTGGCGGCGTTGAGTGGACTTGGGAAGAACTTGAACGCTTTGCAAACCTAGTCGCAGCAGCGGAGCGTGAAAAAATTAAATGGGACACCATTCACTCCTGTCATCCACACTGTGATCGCCCTGCTTGTGTTGCGGTGAGGAGGGCTAGGGAAGACGAGCGCGAAATGTGTGCGAAGGTGTGTGAGGCTGAAGGAGAACGAGTCGATGCGTCTTGGGCAAGTTGTGCTGCTGCTATTCGAGCAAGGGGGCAGGAATGAAATGCAAAGTCAAAGACTGCGAAAACCACACTGACCAAGGCGTGTTCGTCGGGTTTTTATGTATGCCTTGTTATACGTTTTTAACCATAGGCGAGGGAACATATTCGCAGTTATATCGAAACACTGTAGCAGCGGAGCGCGAGGCGTGTGCGTACAGGGCAGGGATCGCGCTGCTAGGCGCTGATCGTGGTTTGGCCAATCGTGTCGATTACGCCATCCACAAGAGAGGTGCGCCATGAGCGGTTTTTTGGCGGCAGTAATTTGGTATTTGTTTATGCCTGTTGCATGGTTGTGCCGTGTGTGTAAACACCCATTTAGGTCAGAATGGGACGAGCGAAGCGAGGGTTTATATGACCATTGCAAGGTGTGCGGAACCTTAGTTAAACAGGAGAACACATGACCAAAGAAGAAGCATGGCTTATGTGGATGCAAGAATCCAATCGCTACGTTGAGTACGACTGGGACACGATCAAGAAGTCCTCGCACTGGCAAGCGTTCTCCCGTGGTTGGGATGCGGCATCAATCAATGTTAACGGCTGGGACGGTGCCTACAAGATGGGCATGGAAGCAGGCAAAGAAATGGAGAAGAACACTTGAAAGTCGCCGTACACAATCACTACGAGTTCATCACCCGCGACGGCTACTTGTTCAAGAACGAGAACAGCGATGTCGGTCACAACCTGCTACGCCCGTGGGTAGAGTTGTACAAGTTGTGCCAAGCCAACGGTATAGAACTCTACACGCTTGACCAGGTTGATCCGGCAGAGCTGGACTTCGTGATCTACATGGACAGGCCGCAGACAGAGCCTGAGATTGGCAACGCCAAGAAGGCGCTGATCTTGTACGAACCAGACCTGATCCTGCCGCAGAACTGGGATACCGCGTATCACGATCAGTTCGCAAAAGTCCTGACATGGGATGACCGGCTGGTCGGGCGTGGCAACTACGTCAAGCACAACTTCACCGTGGACTGGAGCAGCAGGCTGAACACCGAGATCCACAGATCGGAGTTCGAACGCCGCAAGTTACTGACGCTGATGCAGACGGCCAAGAACAACCAGCACCCCAACAGCCTGTACCCCAAGCGGATAGAAGCCATCTTCTGGTTCCAGCAGAACGCCATGTTCGAGTTTGATCTCTACGGCAGAGGCTGGGATATCAAGACCTTCTTCTGCGCCAAGGGTACGACAGACAACAAGCTGGCTACGCTGCACAACTACAAGTTTGCTCTGACATTCGAGAACTGTAACAACGCGGTCGGCTATATCAGCGAGAAGATCTTGGACGCATTCATGGCCGGCATCGTGCCTGTGTACTGGGGCGCGCCCAACATCCATGACCACATCCCGCGAGACTGCTTTATTGACATGACGGACTTCGGTAGCTGGGAGGAGTTGTACGGCTTCCTGCGTGGCGTGGACTACCCACGCTACTGTGAGTATCTGGAGAACATCGACGCGTTCATCCGGTCAGACAAGCAGTTCAGCAACAAGCACGAGATCAACCAGCTATACCGACTGATCGAGGAGAACAAATGAAGGCACTGATCACGGGCGTGACCGGACAAGACGGTTCGTACCTAGCAGAGCTGTTATTGGAGAAAGGCTACGAGGTACACGGCATCAAGCGCCGTTGTTCCAACCTGAACACCGAGCGGGTGGATCATCTCTTTGCCAATCCCAAGTTCCACCTGCACTACGGTGACATGACGGACGGCAGCAACCTTGCTCACTTGGTCAGGAAGATTGAGCCTGATGAGGTGTACAACCTGGCAGCCCAGAGCCATGTGGCTGTCAGCTTTGAACAGCCTGAGTACACCGCCAACGCAGATGCGCTGGGTACGCTGCGCCTGCTGGAAGCCTGCCGGCAGAGCGGTGCCAAGTTCTACCAAGCATCCACCAGCGAGATGTTTGGCGCTAGCCCTGCACCACAGTCAGAGACGACGCCGTTCTATCCGCGAAGCCCGTACGGTGCAGCCAAGCTGTACGCACACTGGATCACGGTCAACTACCGCGAGGCATACAACATGTACGCCTGCTCGGGCATCTTGTTCAACCATGAGTCTCCCCGCCGTGGCGAGACATTCGTCACCCGCAAGATCGTGCAGGGGTTGGTCAGGATTAAACGTGGCCAGCAAAGCATCCTGTTACTTGGCAACCTCGACGCTCGCAGAGATTGGGGTCATGCCAAGGACTACGTCCGCGCCATGTGGCTGATGCTGCAACAGGAGAAGCCAGAGGACTTCGTGATTGCTACTGGCGAGATGCACACCGTGCGCGGCTTCGTGAAAGCTGTTGCTGCAAGACTAGGCATGAAGATTGTCTGGGGCGGCAGAGGCCAGCTTGAGTGCGCGATCCTAGATGGCAAGGTAGTGGTGGGCGTAGATCCCCGTTACCTACGTCCGGCAGAGGTAGACACCCTGTGCGGAGATGCCACCAAGGCGAAAGAGAAACTAGGCTGGGTGCCTGAGTACACATTTGACCAACTGGTAGACGAGATGGTGGAGGCCGAACTTGCAAGGTAAAAAGATCATGGTGCTGGGTCACAAGGGTATGGTGGGTGGTGCCATAGCCAGACTCCTGAAGCACAAGAAGTATGAAGTCCTGACGGTAGATGCTGACCTGCGGCATCCACCGAAGGATCTGTTCGCAGCCAAGCCGGACTACGTGTTCATCTGTGCCGCGAAGGTGGGCGGCATCCTTGCCAACGACACGTACCCAACAGAGTTCCTGTACGACAACACAATGATCGCCATGAGTGTGTTGCACCTGGCGCACGAGTCAGGCGTCCAGAACCTGATGTTCTTGGGGTCAAGCTGCATCTATCCCAAACACGCGCCGCAGCCAATCAGGGAAGAGCATCTATTGACAGGGCCGCTGGAGCCAACCAACGAAGCCTACGCCATCGCCAAGATTGCAGGCATCAAGCTGTGTGAAGCGTACCGCAAGCAGTACAAGCGCAACTACGTGGCCGTCATGCCGACCAATCTCTTTGGCATCGGCGACAAGTACGACTTGCAGAACAGCCATGTGCTGCCGGCGTTGATCCGCAAGGCATACGTAGCCAAGCAGAACAACGAGGAAACGATGACTGTCTGGGGTACAGGCAAGGCTATGCGCGAGTTCCTGTACGCAGATGATCTTGCTGACGCCTGCGTGTTCCTGATGGAGAAGGGCTACAACGGCGGGCTGATCAACATCGGCACAGGCAAAGACGTGACGATCCGCGAAGTAGCAGAACTGATCTGCCGCGTGGTTAGGTACGAAGGCAAGCTGGTGTTTGACAACTCCAAGCCTGACGGCACACCGCGCAAGTTGTTAGATGTATCCAAGATCAACAAACTAGGCTGGAAAGCGAAGACTTCTTTGGCAGATGGTGTCAATGAAACCTTCAAAGATTTCCTGCGCCGGCACATAATGAAGGCTAATTTATGAGTCTGTCCGTCGCGGTAGTCACCAGCACACAGGGCAGAGACACCCTCACACGGTGTATCGAAAGCGTCCACAACCAAACTTATAGAGCGACCCACTATGTATTCGCCCATGGCCAAGAGTATTCCGACAAAGTCCAGTCTCTGGTATCGCCTGACACGATCACCGTCCACCTACCTCGTGCTAATGGGCGTGGTGGTCTTGCTATGGCTCCTGTATTTGCTGCTGCCCCCTACATCATCGACGAAGACGTTGTCTTCTACCTCGATGACGACAACTTCTACGACCCCGACCATATCGAATCCCTCGTCACGCTGATAGAACAGCATGACTTGGGCTGGGCGTACAGCCTGCGCAAGATCGTAGACAACGACGGCAACTATCTGTTCGATGACAACTGCGAGTCGCTGGGCTGCCAGCCGAACGCCAGCGGTCATTACCTCGTGGACAACTCTTGCTACGCGGTCAGGGCAGATGTCGCCCGCAAGCACAGCCACGCTTGGTACATCCCGGTGGTGTCAGACAGATCGTTCCAGGCTTCATTGATGCAGGCCAGAGTTCGCTGCGGCACCAGCGGCAAGCACAGTGTCAGTTACAGACTATCCCATGACGGGTCAGGAGGCATGAGCAAGGAGGCATTCACCGATAACAACAACTTCATGCGCAGCAAGTTCACAGACTTCCCGTGGACAAAGCGGCAGATCTTTAACTACTAGGAGAACTAGATGGCAAAACTCTATATTGCGACACCGATGTACGGCGGCCAATGCTTCGGCTATTTCGCCCAGTCCCTGATGACCTTGCAGAACAACCTGCGCGACAACCGTGTGGACATGGCATGTAGCTTCCTGTTCAACGAATCACTGATCCAGCGCGCGCGTAACGCACTGGTACACGGGTTCCTGAAGACAGACTTCACGCACATGATGTTCATCGACGCAGACATCCACTTCAATCCTGCCGATGTCCTGCCGATGTTGTTGGCCGACAAGCCGGTGATCTGCGGTATCTACCCCAAGAAGGAAATCAACTGGCAGCAGATCCACGCAGCAGCGCTCGCCGGCGTACCGCCACACGAACTGCGCAAGTACAGCGGATCCTTCGTGGTCAACCTGATCAACTACCAGAACGAGCAGCGCGTAGAACTAGACAAGCCAGTAGAGATTTGGAACGGTGGCACCGGCTTCATGATGATCAAGCGTGAGGTGTTCGAGCAGCTGAAAGAACATGTACCGTCGTACATCAACGACACCAATGATCTGGGCGGCAACATTGGCAATGAGAGGATTCATGAGTTCTTTGCTACCAGTATCGAACCGCTGGGTGAGCGCCTGCTGTCTGAGGACTATCACTTCTGCAAAGTCTGGCGTGACAAGTGCCAAGGCTCCGTCTGGGCAGCACCATGGGCGCAGCTCTCGCATATCGGCACACACAAGTTCGACGGCATCCTGACAGAGAAGCCACAACCTCCTCAATCTCAAGAGGTATAAATGTTCATCCCCGGCAAGACGTACATTCCTGCCTCCGGCCAAGTGGTCGGGGACAGGGAGAAGGAGCTGATGCACGAGGCTGTCGACCGTGGTTGGTTGACAGCCGGTGCGTTCAATCGACAACTGGAAGAAGGGCTGACCAAGTTCTTGGGGTGCAAGGCAGTACGCACCACCAGCTCCGGTAGCTCTGCCAACCTGATCGCCTTCTCTGCGCTGACCAGCCCGTCTCTGGGCAAGCGGGCAATCCAGAAGGGCGACGAGGTCATCAGCGTTGCCTGCGGGTTTCCTACGACGATCGCGCCTATCGTGCAGTTCGGCGCTATCCCTGTGTTCTTGGATGTGAACAGCACCCTGAACATAGATACCAGGATGCTGGAGCAGGCCATCACCAGTAAGACCAAAGCCATCATGATTGCTCACACGCTGGGCAACCCGTTCAACATCGACGTGATCATGGACGTGGCAGACAGGTACAAGCTGTGGGTCATCGAGGATACCTGTGACGCGCTGGGCGCTCGCTGGCGTAATCAGTACGTCGGCACGTTTGGGGATCTGGCCACGCTGTCGTTCTTCCCTGCGCACCACATCACTACCGGCGAGGGCGGTGCTGTCATCATCAACAACACCAAACTCAGCCGGCTGGTGGAGTCCTTCCGTGATTGGGGCAGAGACTGCTGGTGCGAGCCAGGAAAGAACAACACCTGCAAGCGGCGGTTCGATCAGCAGTTCGGCGAACTACCCTACGGCTATGACCACAAGTACGTGTACACCCATCTGGGCTACAACCTGCGGATCACAGAGATGCAGGCTGCCTGCGGCGTGGCACAGCTGGAGAAGCTGCACCACTTCATCTCCGCACGGAAGTCTAACTACGGCTTCCTGAAAGAGAGACTGAGTACGTACGAAGAGTTCTGGCTGCCGGCGGTCTACCCTGACGCACAGCCTAGCTGGTTCGGGTTCCCTATCACCCTGTCTCCTACGGCCAAGTTCACACGGGATGCGCTGACACAGCATCTGGAGCGCAAGCAGATCGGATGCCGGTTGCTGTTCGCAGGTAACGCCACTAAGCAGCCGTTCATGAAAGGCCAGAAGTATGCCGTCAAGGGGCTGCTGGAGAACACGGACTACATCATGAACAACACCTTCTGGCTGGGTGTGCAGCCTGCGCTGACGGAGGAGATGCTGTCCTACGTCTGTGACCAGATTGACGCGTTCATGGAGGAGTACGCATGAAAGTATCTGACTACATTTGCTCAAGGATCAAAGAGCTAACTGGTACAGATACTGTCTTCCTGCTGTCTGGCGGTGGCATGATGCACCTGCTGGACAGCGTTGGGAAGACCGACGGCCTGCGCTACATGCACCTGCATCATGAGCAGTCCTGCGGGTTCGCAGCCTATGCCTATGGCAGAACTGTGAACTCGACAGGTGTGCTGTTTGTAACCAGCGGCCCCGGCGGCACTAACGCCATCACGGCTGTCGCCTCTGCATTTACAGACAGCGTACCTATGCTGATCATCTCCGGCAACATCACACAGACGTTCTCTGCCCATGGCTTGAACCTGCGCATACGAGGCTTCCAAGAACTAGACATCATTGAGGTAGTCAAGCCGATTACCAAGTATGCCAAGTTCATCAGCTCGGCTGCCGACGTGAAGATGGAGTTGGAGAAGGCTGTGTTTATGGCAAACGACGGCCGCCCTGGACCTGTGTGGCTGGACATCCCGCTGGACGTGCAGTGTGCTGACATCACGCCGGACACGCTCGCAGGCTACACAGGATTCAGTTCTAACGCAGCACCGACGAAGGATCTGATCAAGGACATCCGGCAGCGCCTGCAATCAGCCAAGCGCCCGCTGATCCTGTTCGGCAACGGCGTGTTCACCAGCGGTGGCAAGGACGCAGCCAGAGCGTTGGCATCAGCCTTCACCGTCCCTGTGCAGACAACATGGGGCGCGGTTGATCTGATCCCTGACAGCCATCCCAATTACTTCGGGCGGTCAAACTCTTTCGGCCCACGCTACCCCAACATCATCATCCAGAACGCCGATTACATCCTGTCTATCGGGGCGCGTCTGGGTGTGCAGCACACTAGCCACAACATCGAAACGTTTGCCAGAGGTGCGTTCGTTGACATGATTGACCTTGATCCGGCAGAGGCCAACAAGCCGGGGCTGAATGTCGGCAGGCATTCACGGGTCTGTGCCAAGAAGCTGATAGACGCACTGCTGTACGAGAAGCCTGTCTCTGCGTCACAGGAGTGGCTGGACTATTGCCGCAAGGTCAAGGAGCGATTCCCTGCCGGTGCAACGTTCAAGGAAGTGCGGGATGAGCAGTACGTCAACCCGTACTACTTCTACCAAGAACTGGGCAAGCAACTACCAGAGGATGCTGTTCTCACGCCGACAGGATCAGGACAGGCTTTTATCATCGGCCACCAAGTGTTGGAGATAAAAGAGAACACTCGGATGTTTGGCGCCAAGAACCTGGCCATGATGGGATCCTGCCTGCCGTCTGCCATCGGCGCGCACATGGCTACCGGCAAGCGCGTCATCTGCGTCACAGGCGACGGCGGCATCCAGCTCAATCTGCAAGAGCTAGCCATCATCAAGCACCACCAACTGCCTATCAAGGTCTTCGTGTTCAACAACGCTGGCTATCACGCGATCAGGATTACGCAGGAGAAGTACTTCGACAGCCGGTACGTAGGATCGACCGAAGACACAGGAGTGCATATCCGACCATTCTCAAACGTGGCAAGTTGCTTCGGCCTGAGATACAGGAAGATGCACAACAACATTCAGGTAGCGACGCTGATCGACAGCATACTGAGCAACGATGATCCTGAGATCATAGAGGTCATCATGGATCCGCATAAGCCAACCACGCCAACGATTGGCTCGTTCATGCGGGCAGACGGCACGATGTCATCCAGACCGCTGGAAGATATGGCGCCACTGCTAGACAGAGAAGAACTACGCAGTCTGATGTACATAGACTTGATGGAATAGGGGAGAACATGAAGATTGCAATACTCGGGGCTACCAGCGAGATAGCCAAGGATCTGATTCTGTCTTTTGAAGGAGCAGAGCTATACCTGTTTGCTCGCAACAAGCTGGCGCTCGACCGCTGGCTGGTGGAGAACAACAAGAAGCATCCCACCAGATTCCTGTCTGACTTCTCGCGGCATCATGAGTTTGACGCCATCATCAACTTCATCGGTGCCGGCAGCCCAGAGCGTATCCAGCAGATGGGTAGCAACATCTCCTACGTCACAGGGTTCTATGACCTGATGGTGCTGGACTATCTGGAGCAGCACAAAGACTGCCAGTACATCTTCATCTCCAGCGGCGCGGTGTTCGGGGATAACTTTGACACGCCTGCCAGCGCACAGAAGATGTCATCCTTCCCTATCAACGACATCCAGCCGCACCACTACTACGGGGTCGCCAAGGCGCAGGCGGAGTACCGTCATCGGCTATCTGACAGAAACATCATCGACCTACGCGTGTTCAGTTACTACAGCAGCACCATGAATCCTGATCACCAGTTCATGGTCAGCCAGATGGTGCAGGCGGTCATGAGAAATGAAACGTTCAGGGCAGACAAGAACCGCCTATCCCGTGACTACATGGGACCCAAGGACTTCTACCAGATGATCCAGGTCTTACTGAAGAACAACAATATCAATCAGGCGGTGGACTGCTACAGCAGAGCGCCCGTGACCAAAGAGAAACTGCTGGAGGGGATGTCGCAGCGGTATGGCATGAAGTATGTGGTGAGCGCCGGATCTCCGCACCACCCTGCGACAGTCAAGCCCTGCTACTACTCCACCAACACGGCGGCGTACACGCTGGGATATAGGCCAACGCTGACCTCTCTTGAAACCATCTTTGAAGAAGCTGACAAGTTACTCAAGTGAATCTGACACAGACTCGCTGGTGCGCTACCTGCGCCAGCTTTCGCCGCTGTCCGGGCGGTTACTTTAAGATCAAACACGGCAGAAGACAGTGGCTATGCTACGACTGCTACCAGAAAACAAGGCCAAAAAATGTGGTGCCCGACGTGTGATAAGCCAACGCAGGTGATAGACACCCGCAAGTATCAGGACATATCCCGCACGTTTGACTTCGTTGAACGTCGCCGGATATGCCGTGACTGCGGGCATAGATTCTCGTCTATCGAGATAACCAAGGATCTGTGGGAAAAACACTATCGCCCAGAGCAAGAGGAAAATGAAGACGCTTAAGGAGTATATGAACGAAGTAGCAGAGGTAGGCTGCGTTCTTTGCCACCATCTTGGCTACGGTCACACGCCTGCCCACCTGCATCATCCACGCGACGCGGCTGGAGGAGCGCAGCGAGCGTCAGATTGGCTCGTGATCCCCCTGTGTCCAGAACACCACCAGGGAGCGTCAGGCTATCATGGGCTGGGAAGCAGAGGGTTCTATACACGGTACAAGCTCACAGAGTGGGACTTGATGGCCATGACTATCGAGCGGCTGCATAAGTCTTCTTGACCTCTATCCGCGCTTCTTCCATCTGCTTGGCCAGCTCGCCGATCAGGATCTTTATCCGATCCGTCTCTTCCTTCTTCTGAGCGCCGGTCATGTTCTCGTCGTTACGGATGGCAATGATTGCCTGACGCATCTTGGCCATGTCCTTGGAAGCGTTGTCGTAGAACTTGGCCATCGCAATCTTGTCGCCCTTCTCCTTCAAGATCTCCTGCACTTTGTCTGCCTGACCTAGCTGCGCGAAGTGCCGCATGTCAGCGTATGCCTGGCTGATCTCTTTGTTGTTCTCGTAGAACGCCGTGACGTACTTGGACTGCGTGGCAGGCAACGTCTTGATGAAGCCCATCGACATGGTCTCTGTCCAGTTGGCATCTGGGTAGGCAGACTTGGAGAATGGCATCACAGCGTAGTGTGACGTTGCAGAAATGGTGCCGCCTAGCCAGCCAAGATATCCCTTGATCGCGTAGTCTGTTTGTACCGGAGATACTTCCATCGACTCTGGCAGGAATACGTTTGCCACCTGCGATAGACCGATGGCCAGCGGGCTGGTTCTCTCTGCTATGCGCTCTGCTTTCGACAGACGCTCCATGCCCGCAGTCTCGATCGGCGCACCGGTGAAGCTATCCTTGTTGGCGTACAGATCTACCAATGGCTTGAAGACCTGCGGGATCGGGTTGATCGCAAAGGTATCCGTCAGCATACGGCTGATTGACTGCCCAAATACCTTGCCCTCTGCGCCCTGATCAATGATCTGCTCTAGCGTACGCTCTGCCAACGTACCCATAGCGCCGATCTCAAATGGCTTGGGTACACGGATGGCGGCATCCATACCTGGAAGCCTGAACCACCAAAAGTTATCGCGGTCCCACTGCTCCCGCTTCTTGAACTCTTCGTCATCTTTGAATGCCATGTACAGCATCAGAGAGGCCAACACGACAGCGCCCATCACGACGCTAAACTGCTCTGCCCGCTGCTTGTCTGTGGCCTCTATGGGTTTGCCAGTGACCGTGTTGTAGATCACTCGGCTGGTAGGCACGATGCCATCTCTGCCTAGTTTGTACAGACCCTGCACGCGGGCATTTAAGAATGGAACTACCTGCGTGACCAAGCGGAAGGCAGGCCATGAGCCTTGCATGGAGAAGTCCAGCATGTCTCTGGCGTAGAACGATGCTTCCAGATGGCTATAGCCTTGATCCTTCAGCTGCTTGTACAGCGCCATACGGTTAGCGGATTCTGATTTGTTGCCTAGTTCCTGATACGCCCGCCACGCAGTACGCAGCCCAGCCTCGATCTTCTTCTCGTTATCTAGGATGTTCTCACCCTTGATGCCGCTGTCGAGCAAGCGCTTGATCAGCTTGGCCTGATCGCCCTCATATGCGGAACCGAAGTTAAAGATCGCGCCGCCTGCAAGCGCAGAGATATGCGCAGGATTGTTGCGGTCAGATGCCGCCCAGCCTTCAATGACGTTGGCAAATGGATTCTTCTTCAGATCCGTCACAGCGATAGCCGAGATCGAATCACGGAACAAGTTACGAATCTTGAATGCCGGTGACAGCGTGACACCAAACTGGAGCAGATTCTTGAAGTCGCGAGCAATATCAAGGAACTTGGACTTTGGACCCATGTAGCCGATCGACATGATGGATTCCAGCAACATAGGATCCACGATGTCAAAGTACGCAGGCTTGCCATCGATCATAGTCTTGATCATGCCCTTGCCGCTGGTGGTGTACTCCGGCTTTAGCTTGCCGTCACCAATCAACTCGCCTGACTTGCTGCTGTAGACCTTGCCATCACGCCATTCCAGACCGACCTTCAGGTTGGGGAACGCACCACCCAGATCCATAGTTGCCCGTACGGTAGCGTTGGCAGCCTCGTTCTTCATGGACGCAGACAGGATGTGACTCCAGTTGCGCAGGGTGTTCTCCATCAGATCGCCAAAAGGTTTCTCTCCGCCTTTCAGCGCTTTCGAGAAGTACTGATTAATCAGGCCAGACTTGGTGGCAGCGCCCTGCACGTCGCCGTTCTCATCCATCACCTTGTAGAAAGGGATGTAGTTGATATCGCGGCGGTAAATCTTGTACGCTTCTTTGTCGATGATTCCTTGACGCAACGCGACGGTCAACACAGAACCATTCAGTATCTTCATGTCGCGCTGAACTTGCTCGTATACCTTCAACCTGGATTGATTGCCAATTTTTCCGGCAGATAGCTCATCTCTACGGGCTACAATGTCGCGATCAACAGATGGCGCTTTCCCTTTCGCTACTAACTCAGCATCACGCTGTAACGCCACCCAGATCTGATACCGGTCTACCTCATTACCCACAGGCTCCAGAACCTTGAGCAAGCCTTTTGTGTTGGGGGCAATATCCAAAGCGCCGTCAGTCAGCTTGACTCGACCGTTAAACAAGATACCCTCCAGCGCGCCGTCGATAGTCTTCGACATGCGGGCTTTCATGTAGGCTTCTTGGCTGATGTCTTTGATAGAGCGATACTGGTCTGCCACGCCCTGCGCTAGCTTCATGAAAAAGCCGTCACGCATCCCATCTATCTTGTCGATGATGGTTTTCTTCTCAGGCGCAAACACCGGCTCAAGCGCGTTGTACAGATCATCCGGCACACCATCAAACTGACTCTTCTTCAGGGTGCGCTTCTGCAACGCCTTCTGTGCAGCGGCCTTGGCTTTCTGTGCGGGGCTTGGCTTTTCTGCCTGCTCCCGCAAGATACCGGCTGCTTCTGTCGGGCGTTCATTGAAGATGGACTTGATCTGATTAGGATCGAAAGCTACGTACGATAGCTTGTTCCTGTCTTCTACCTTGTTTTGATAGACAAGACCATCGTAGCCCGCTGCCTTTGCCGCAGCGTACGCGCCATCTCGATTTGCGATACCCAAATCAAGTTGTGGATACTTGCCGCGCTTGATAGCGTTGAGCAACGCCGCCTCGTCGGAGGCTTCATTGTCCATCACTCGCAGTGGATTCTCGATGCGCAGATACACGGGCATGATCTGCGTCGGCCTTTCGCCGTTCTGTGCGCTCCATGACCGCGCCCGCTGATTAGCTGCCCGAGCTGTACCAAAGTGCGAATCAGGGATGAACGTATCAAAGTCTGACACCGTACCGTGATACATCACACGCGGCCGACCGTCCTGATCCACAACCTTGCTCTTGCCAAACCACTTGCGGAACTCGGGCGTCTTAACGTTCCGCCCCTGCTCAAACAATGAGCCCTGCACAGGCGCAGCACCAGGCTTCACTCCAAAGCTGTACTGCTTGGCAATAATCTTATCTCCCACCACGTTGACATCTTCGTCAAGGATGGATTCGGTAGTCTTGACCAGCTGATCCAGCGCGGTCAGGTATGGCTTGGTGATGTTCAGGATCTTGCGGATCAACTCCACAAGCTTGTCCATGATGGTCTTATCGCCTACCTTGATCTCTGACAGGAACTGCTGCATGTCCTGATCTGCGATACCCCATGCGACTAGCTCATCAGGGCCGGTCAGGGCGTTTATCTGGCCGGCATACATCTTTTCCATAAACGGAGTCAGGCGACCCGCGCGCACCTCTGTATTGAAGTGCGTCACAACCTTGTTGAACAGATCACGCAGCTCTTTGACTAGCGGATCATCACCCTTGAGGACGTTGATCTGACCTACTGTTGCCGCGTGGAGCAGCTCATGTAGGACGGTAATGTACCGAGTGCCAGGCGGGTAGCCTGATTGATTGTCTACAACAGGAGCGCCGTTGAGTGTGATCTTGATTTCTGCAACGCCGGGCTTGCCTCTTTCCCCGAAGGTGTACTCCGTCACCCCACGGGCGCCGCGCATCATCAACGGACGACGATCTCCGCCAGCAATATCAAACTCCAGCTTGATGCCGCGAGATGCCATGCCGTTCAAACGGTTCAGCACCTTCTGCGCAATAGCCTTGGCAAACTTGTTGGGCGCGTTATCGACAGCCCACTTTGATACTTGCAGAAGCGTCTTGCCGGTCAGCTCTTTCTCGATGCGTTCAAACTCTTTGTCCTTGTTGATGACAAGCTGCTCGCGCTCCTCGCGCTCATCGCGTGATGCATCTTCTTCTCGGCGACTGGATTCTTGATTCATCCTAACCATAAAGGCTAGAGCTTGTTGCTCATCGCCATTAAAGTATTCATTCACCGCTTGATTTAAGCGGCGGAATATCATGGTTTGATTGCGAGCTAACATGCCAGACGTTGGCACGGCGCCTTGTTTATTCGGGCGCAAAGGGACGCGACCAGATGCCTCGGCATCAGCTCTGTTCAATTTTTCGTGCAAATCCCAAATCTTCTGCGGAACCCAATCGGGGGCTCTGCTTATTAACTTTTCCGCTAATCGGCCTTGACCTTGTGGCAGTTCTTCCTGATCTGGGAAGTACTCTTCTTCTACTCGCTCTTCTGGGATTTGTTCGAGAACTCGCGCAGGTGGCTCAGTAACTCCAGTCTCTGCTTCGGTGGGAGCGCCCGTAAGGTCTTCATAAACTGCTCTTTGCTCATCAAGGGCTTCTTGGATGAGGGTGTTGAACGTTTCTGCATCTGCATACTCCCTGTAGGCGTCTTCTATGTTTGATAACTCAACACCGATCTGTTTCAATCGCATGTTGGTTGCGTAGGTCAGATAGTTTCCTTGGCGTAGTTGGTCCTTGATGTACTCTTCAGCGTCCTTCGCTTTCCCAAGCTCATCGCCTTCAAGGCGCCCGAACTCAAGCTGATCTGGTGACCCGTGATATTGCTCTGGCAACCAGTCATTCAGCTGTCCACTTGCGGTCAGGTCAGCAATCGACACGCCTCTCGTACCCTTGGGTGCAAGCAGCATCCTGAACTTCTTGTCATCTAGCTCACTGAAGTCAGACGGCGTAAGGCTGCCTTTGATGGCCGACCACAGACTCTTGCCTGGCTCGCCGCGCTCTAAGCGTTTGGCTTCCTTGCCCAGCGTCTCCATGTCTTGCTCCATCTCGGCAAGCTCTGGTGGACGTGGCGCAGGCTCTCCTGCAACAAACTCTGCTTCTGCAATCGGCGGCGCTTCCGCCCGTGCGCGCAGCTCGTCTTCTGACACAGCCGCTTCCGGTACGCCAGGAACAGGCGGCACAGCAGGCGCAGGCTCTACCCGTGCAGCAGGTTGTACTGCTGGTTCTGCCGTGGGTTCTTCTGTTGGTCTGGCTTCTGGTGCTTCTGCCCTGCGTGTCAGTCCAGCAGCAGTGCCAAGACCGAGGCCGCCAACAGCAGCCATACCCATAGTCTCGCCCACGCCTTCTGTCAGGCTGCGAGTAGGATCAACGTTCTGTGCCTGAAGGTTCTGCGCTACCTTGCCGCCGCCTTCTTCGATCATCTCGCTGATAGTCTCGCCTGCGCCACCCTTGGCAGCAGCAGCACCTCTAGCAGCAAGACCGCCTTTGATTGGCACCTTCGCCATGGCACGTTCGATAGCGCGGCCACCAGGCAACATCTGGGCTGCCAGTGAGATTACCGCAGCACTTGCCCCCGACGCACGAGCGTAGCCCAGCGCGCGGCCAGCAGCCTCAGACTCGGACACGCCTTTGTCCACCATCTCTTTGTACAGCTGGACATACGTGTCGGCGCCGATATCAGCACCTTGTTGTGTTGCGCCCGTGCCTACAGCGCCAGCCACAGCAGTTCTAGCGCCAGCACCGGCTAGGCTCAAACCACGAGCAACCGCCAGACCCGGCAGCAGGTTTGGTGCTTGTTCTGCGATGAAGTTAGATAGCAGCGCAGGATCTTTGATGGTCTCCACAAAGGCGGTAACACCCTTGGATATCTCGCCTTCTTTTCCTGCTTCTTTGATCTTGGCTGCGCGCTCTGCCTCGCGGCGCTTCAGCTCTTCCGACTTCATGGCCTCGCCAGTCTCGCGCATCTCGCGACCGATTCTGGTCAGACCTGTGTCAGAGAAGTCGCCGGTAGCCAGACCATATAACTGGCCTGGCAGCTGCGTCAGTGCGCCAGCGCCGGAGACTACGCCAGCACCAATATCCTTCGCCGCTTCACCAAACGTGCGCTCTTTCGGGGCAGCAGGCGCTTCTGCTGGTTGCGCAGCCATAGTGGAACGCAGCGCATCAGCAAGTGCTTGAGCAGCCTGCTTGTCGCCCGCCCTGTGTGCGTTTAGAAAAGCGCGTTCAAGCTCTTGTGCTGTAGCCATTTATTTTCCGCCGTACTGTTGCAGGGCTTTCTGTGCTTCTGGACTTAATTGATATGCCGAGGCGCCGGTTGTCGATGGCCTCCCAGCCTGCCCTTGCAGTCTGCGAGTTTCTTCTTCCACGGCTTTTGCATATGCATTTGGATCACGCAAACTCATGGCAAAGTTCATATCAACCTGCGCTCGCTTGGATACATTGTCGGCAGCTTTGTCCGCCAAAGATGCTGCGCTAACGCCACCACCACCTTTAACGATAGCAACAGCATCAGCAAGCGTGGCATTTGGATTGGTCTTGCGTAAATCCGCCAAAACTTCTTTTGCCAATGTAGATGTCTCGCCCATTCCGGCTCTTGCAAACGCACCGCTTTGCTGCAACTTTTCAACATCAAGCCTAGTCTGGGATTCAAGCTGGGCAATCGCCATGCGATACGCCTTTTCTTCGTTAAGCTTGAACACATCCATGTTGAGTTTTGCAAGATCGCCAACAGTTTTATTGTACTGATCAACAGACTTGATCTCTATATCACGCAGTTCTTTGAGCTTGGTGTCGTAACGATCTTGCGCTTTAGAAGATTGATCACGCTTGAGTTGATTCTCTGCCAATGTCAATTGACGCTCGGCTTTCCTGATATCGTTTTCTGTCTCTCTGATATCTTTTAGGGCTGCGCCATACTGCATGACGCCTTGTCTACCGACCGTGGACAGAACCTCAAACTCCTCGCCCTTGCGAGCGCCCAGCAAACCAAAGCCCGCCATGATTAGAGCATTACCAAACGCCTGATCTTTGCGCCCTTTCAATTCCTCGCGCCGAGCTTTCTCTTCCTCGCGCATCTGCCTGAACATAGCCGCGTCATCCAGCCCAGCTTCTTTTTGCGCCTCACGCAATAAATCAAACTCGCTTTTGAGAGAAGGTTCTGGGCGTGTCGGGTAGTCTCGCAATTTCACGCCACCCATGCCGGCTTCTTTTGGAAACGCCAAATTCTGAATACCGCTTTGCGCAGGCTGGACGGCAGGAGTGCCAGAATCAGCAGGTGCGCCCGGAGCAGCTGAAGAAAACATCTGGGCAAGCTGATCAGGCGTCATGCCGGAACGTCTTACAGTATCTGCGGCATCAATAAGATCACCCTTGGCATAGCCCGGTACATCGCCACCTTCAGCAAACGCCACAAGACCGCCGCCTGCCATTTCCTCTGGCAAGCCCGAAGGTAGCGCTGTCACGCCCGCTGATTGTTTCTCGGTTGGGCGAATTACATTACCAAATCGGTCTTGCTCAACGCCAGTGCGGACTGCTTGCCCAGAGCCAGAACGAACCACGTTGCCAAAGCGATCGCGCAGGACGTTGACCCCCAGCACCTCATCTGCCACTGTCTGCTGCGGAGGTTGCATGTTCTGTTGCTGGATGCGGTCGATCATCATCCCGGCCATCACGGCCTTGGTCGGATCTATCAGACCCCTCTGCGCCATCTGCTGCAACTGTGTCTTGCTGTACTTGGTTGCCAGCGTCTGTATCTCTTGGATGCCAGGGATAGCCATGTTCTTAGTCCTTCAAGTTGTGCAGGCCTAGTTCCATCAGGCCGCCTTTGGCGCCAAAGATGGGCATACCTTGATTTGCTCGTGTGCCAGCATAGATAGCCGCAAGACCGCCCAACTGACCCAGCGCAGACGGCGGCGCTTTGTAGATTTGTTCTGTCGATTGCATCGGCATACCACGCGCCATCTCCATGATGAACTGCGCCTGCTGATATGGGAACTGCTTCTGACGCAGGAAGTCTTGGTAGTCCTGCTCCAGCTTCTTCTGCTGCAACGCCTGACGCTCTGCGCCCGCTGCTGCCTGCAAGCCGACGATATCCTTGGCCTGACCGAACTGTAGTTGGCCTAACTGACCCAGCTGTTGCGCACCCTGCAACGCCGATGTCAGACCAAGCTGCGATGCCTGTAGGCGACGCGCCTGCTCAGACTGGAACTGCTGTGCTGCTTGCTCGTATGCAGCCTGCGATCCTCTGGCTTGGATGTCGCCCATCTGCTGCGCCAAATTACGCTGGGCTTCTGCCTCCATGATGGCCTGACGCGAGCCACCAAACGCACCTGCGCGGGCAGCCTGAAAGCCACGCTGTGTACGAGCAACATCTGCCTGTCTCTGCGCCTCACGCTTGCCGATGTCCACCACGTTCTGCATGTACGGTGACATGTAGGACGCTGCCATGCCAGGCGCTGTGAATGACTCACCAGCCAAAAGAGATGGGTTGTAGATGCCTGCGAGACCAGCTTGTGTCGCGCCGGTAGCAGCTTGGGCAGCCGGGTTCACATACGGAGATACCGCGAGGTTGGCCGTTGCCTGCTGCGCTTGCAGCTGCATAGGGTCAAAGCCTGCGATACGCTGGTACTGATATGGCTGGTACTGCTGCTGCGCTAGACCGGCAGACTCCATCAACACTTGATTGACCAGTGGCTGGACTTCCGGCGAGTACGACAGCGCTGTCTGCGTCATCGCGGTGGGAGTGCCACCACCACCATCGCCCATGTTGAACGTAAACCAAGAAGGGTTAAACAGCCACTTGAAAAAATTAAACATTTAGATGCTCCTTGCGGTAATTGTCGTACCGCTCAACCATGATCTGCTTCCACACTTCCGGCATGTAATTCGCTGCTTGCTCTGGGCCTATACAAACATGCACGGCGTAGGTAATGATGTTGCCAACCGCATACCGAAGGCCGTGCGCTATTTCAATGCCATGCTCGTCTTTCGTTCTTTCGTAGTGATTGGCCGTCTGATACGCCGACACTACCGCGATCCACATGGGCAAGATCGCATACTGTATGGTTTGATAAAACTTGTTCATGGGCAGATACACCAAACAGATCATGAACGCGTTGTTAATCCTTGCCTCGGAAACTTCCTTGTCCTTGTCTACCAAGTCATCCCAGGTGTGTGCCAAGTCAATGAACATCCGATACATGGCAAGCGCATCTTCGTTGCCACCAAACCACTCTAACTTGCCCTCTAAGTTCATGCGGGCAGATACTTCTCTGCTCTACTGTTGACCGCTACCTTCTGCTTGCCTACAGACTTCTTGCGGGCGCGCTGGATTCTGTCCATCATCGCGTACAACTTGCGAGCGCCAGCATCTGTGGAACCGTTGCCAAGCTCTGACACGATACGTGCAGGGATTACAAACTCACCATCAGCAAGACGAGCAGGCTGCCGGTCGCCAATGACAGCAGGGATAGAATCAGAAACTCCATCTCCGGGTCCTTTCAGTAGTCTGCCACCGTCAGAATAACCGCCAAGATCAGCGATACCACCGCCAGCCATACGCACGGTTTCACCAGCCTCTTTTGCGCCTTGCAAGAACTTTGCCATTTCTGCTGCATCGATCTGGTTATCGCGACCAAACTCGTTGATCCAATAATTGAATCCTGCCATGTCTGGTGTGCGGCCTAGCTTCTGCTCATACAGGTTGTACAGCTGCTCGCGCGCTTTGTTGTTGTCTCTCCCGGCAGGATATTCAGAACTTACTGTGCCGGGGATCGTGCCGTACAAGAACGGTGCTTTCGCCTGCAATGCAGCAGCCTCCGCTTCTGTCATACGACTACCCATCTGATTTGGGGTGGGTGCGCGATAACCTGCGTTGGCCATGTCCACTTCTTGCTTCAGGCCAGCAATAAGTCTGTCCTTGATAGGATCAATGCCACCTGCTTTGCCTATCTCGCTCATGTAGTACTCAAGGCCAGGGATGTCTGGGTCACGACCACCAACCTCGCGGTACAACGCTGTCAGCGCCCGTCTGTCTGCAAGCTCGGGCGATGCGTTGTTTATAAACATCTCAGCTTCTTTCGGATCAATGATGTTGTCCGCGCCGATAGTCTTCATGTAGTAATCAAAGCCCGGTGCATCTGGCAAACGGCCAAGCTGTCTGAGATACAACTCGGTCAAGTCTGCCCGTGCCTTCTCGTTTGGACCAGTCTGGTACTGTCTAATGAGCGCGTTCTCTTCGGGCTTGTTCTCGAAGTAGTTGTACTGGTACGCGCCCGGTGCTGTGCTGATTTCTCTGCCAGTTCCGGTTGTGGTCCCACCTGTAGTACCGCCCGTAGTTCCGCCGGTAGTCCCACCAGTGATGCCGCCTGTGATGCCGCCTGTGGTTCCACCTGTAGTGCCGCCTGTAATGCCACCCGTAATACCACCAGACGGCGCAGTTGCCGACATCTTTGGCAGAGACGGCGGTTGCACCACAGGGCCGGGATAACCGTACTGTGCAGGGTTGTATGGAACACCACTACCCTCGATCATTGCTCTGCCGGATTGGTCGTACACCAGCTTCGGCACTAAGGGCTTGGCAAGATTCTCAAAGAACTCTGGCGAGTACTGCAACGTCTGCTCAAGAGCAGATGGCGCCAAACGCTGTTGTCTTGCGTAGAATTCCAACCCCGGTAGATCTACCTGACGGCCGAGTACACGCTCGTAGATGTCTGCCACTTGGCTAGGTGATGCGGCAGTGGTCTGGGCGCCGATAGTCGGTGCTTGACTACCAAGACGGAAGCTTGTCTTTGCAAACGGAGATTCCACGGCTTGTGCATCACCTGTGGTAGTTCCAGTTTTTCCATAACCAAATGGATCCGGGATGCCGCCGCCGTAGTAAAACGCGCCTTGCGGGATGTTGACTGTTCCTGACGATGCTTGACCGGAAGATATTGCTTGAGCAACCGCTGCTTGGTTGGCTGCTGTGCCACCACCCGTACTTACAGTGCTACCACCGCCACCGGTAGAACTTCTTGACAAAAACTGCGCTCTCTCTGGGTTGTTGGCGTAAGACAGATCGGCAATTACACGCTCATTAGAAATGTTCGGATCGGAGTAAAACGCCAAGCCTGCTGGATCTGGCGCACGACCTAAGTACTTTTCATACGCAGCTGCAATAGCGCCACCCTCGGCCAGCTGCTGCTCTCCTGTGTACGGATCTATCCGGGCTTCTCCCGCAGGACGGATAACGTTCTCAGAGATAGGGCGCTGTCTTGGAGTGCTGTACTTGTATGACATCTGGTTTGCCATCGGGTACATCGTGTTTGCACCGACAGCATTCAGCCGTGACATTTCCTCGACTGTGCCGCCTTCTGCCAAGCCCATCAGGCCACCGCCCGCTGCGTAGACCTCTCCTGTCGGTGTGAATCGTGCGTTCGGGAAGTAGTTGCGCTCGGACGTGCCTGCAACGCCTATAGGTATCGGCTCGTACTCATATTGCAGTTTCTTGAGTGGCTCGCCCTTTTTGCGCTCTGGGAACTTGGTGTCTTCTTGCATACCCGAAGCCAAGCTTGTTGCTAATGCCGCAGACTCGTACGGATTGTCTTTGACAAATTGAATTAGTTTCTTGGGATCAGAAGTAATGTTCTTCAGCCCTTGACCCACAGCAGACAATCTTTCGGAAAAGGTCTCTGGCGCTACTTTGGCTAGGCTTTGCACACCGGTGTTAGTAACGCCGCGAGCCAGATCTGCCGGCGTCGCAAATATGCGCGAGCCTTCTCCGACAAACTGTGGCTGGGCCAAATTAGTCCCAAGCTTTCCGACGGGAGAAGCAAGCACGTTTGCCTGCATTTGCTGCGTCGGGGTCAGCGCTTTAGACGCTAGAGATTGAGTGATACCAGTAGGACCAGTAACCGCCTGACCACTGGCAACTTGTTGTATCTGTGCTGGCGTGGCACCTTTAAACGTGTTGGCGGCACTTAAAACATCATCGGCACTTGATGCAACAGCACCTGCCGTTCCGCCTGCTAACGCACCACCTATTCCTGCGCCACCAAACGCGCCAAGGCCTGCCATCAAGCCTTTGCCCAGACTGCCGGTAGCCAACGTGCCAACAGCGCCTACCGTCAAGGCTGCTTGCATAGGACTCATCAAAGCAAAGCCTGCTGGTCCTAGAGCAAAGCCTGCGATCATCGGCAAGATGCTGTCTAGAAATCCTGCCTCTGGAAGTCCGGTCTGCGGATTGATAGTCAGACTACCGCCGTGCGCCATGGCCAGTGATTGCAAGCCCTGCACTTCGCCCGGCGTCATGTGGACTAGGACTTTATCGTCGCCCCTACCAGCGCTCTGGAGGTGTTGGGCTAAGTTATGGAGGCTCATAGCACATCCTTACAAAATTTTGTCAATCGTATCATTTTGCTCGCTATAAACATACTGTTACAGCGCCGAGGCAAAGGTTGCCGTCAAGATGACTGCGGGAGAAGCAGGATGCACAGGCGTAGTCCCTGGCGGGTAGGTTGCGGCCAAAGATTTTCCTGTGCCAGATGCCATGTACAGCTGGATGTAGTCATTTACGTTCAGCGGCAAAACCAAATTCCACGACACAATCGCCGCCCCCGGCTGGCCGCCATGCGTGGCAGGCACTGTCACCACACCCGCGCTGTTGGCAACATCGTTACCATTCTGCTTGAACCACAGTACTACGTTGTCATCGCCGTCAAACGTTAATAACTGAATACTGAACTGGATGTTGTAGTACCCAGCGTAATCAAAAACAATCTTGGTTTTGTCCGCCGGATCTATGTAAACGCCTTCACTCGCATCTGTTGCTGACATGATAACTGCCAGAGCAGTTGTCGAATTGGCTACTGCTTGTGATTCCGATACGTAAACACCGGCGTTGTGGGAAGACGCTGTCGAGCTGTACATCCCGCGAGTGATACCGGTGAACGTGTTGCTAGTTGCGCCGCTGTAATTTATAAACTCGGCACCAATCAAGATCGTGCCGGTGTTTTGAAATCCTGTCGTGGACGCAACGACGATGTTTGCGGTGGACGTTGGGTTCGGAATATCTACCGACAGCGTGGTGTACCCGTCCTGATGGAAAGCACCATGCGGCAATACTATGTTGGACGTAACGTTGGAACCGTTTGCGGTCAGCTGTCCTACAAAGTTATCAAGTTGAGAAAAGTACAGTCGTAGAACATTGTTCAGCTGATCAATGTACTGGCGGCTGTACTCTGTCGGGGCGATAGGGAGCGCCGGGGCTTTCGTCCGGGTGAGTACAAGAGATTCCGTAGTAACGATCTGTGATGTCATCTTCTGCCATCAGCACGTACATCAACTCGTGGAACGCCCAGCTGCCACTGACAGCCAAGCTGATTTGACTCTACCTTAAATGCCATCTGCCGGCCGCGCAGGCGGGTGTACACAATACCCGTGAACTCCTGCACCAAATAGTTCCTGACAACCGCGTAGCTCTGTGCAGATGCTACCGTTGGCACATCTGCTGTGCCGTAAGGTGAACCTGGGTTCTGTCGTGGACGTACCGTAAATGTGACCTGCGGAGTCTCTGGCGCTGGCGTACTCGATCCATCAAACGTGATGTCAGGGATCATGCGCCACACAAACCCGAAGTTATGCCCGTCGCCAATATCAAAATCAGATGACTGGATGTACGCGTTGATAGGCAGCTGTGTACCGTTAACTTCGACATCGTCGTTGCCGTTCTCGTGATACACAATCGTGTGGCTGTACGTCGCGCCCATCGGGTATGACCGCAGCGGGCTGTCCAGCCATGCCGTACGCCCCATGGTTCCGTAGTACCAGACCTGATCCAGATAGTTGTAGATCACGTACTTGTCGATTACCTCACTGCCTGCCGAGCAGTAGAACCACCAGATCTCACTGTAACCCTCGTTCGTGCCGGCGAAGAACTGATCCTTCTGATCCAGATTGATATCGCCAAAGACGTACTGACGCAACGCGCAGGGCAACGTCTCTACCCGACCGGTGTAGGCATAGAACTTATCTACGCCCATCCAGTACGTGATGTTGTTGGCCGTGGCTACCGCATTTGGACCAGCGATAGAGATATTGTCCGACATGATATTGAAGCCCCAGACATACGGCGGCCCCAGATACTGCATCGAAAATACCGCTGCATCTGTGAATACCAATATCTCCTGACGCGTCTGCTGCGCAGTGATGATCTCTGACCCCGAAGACAGGCGGAAGCTGCCGGCCTGATTCGTGACTGCCGGCGCCCAAGTTGCGTAGTCCTCCTGATCTGACCAGCGGATCAACATCGGATCCTGCGTGGTAGAACCGTAGTCGTTGCAGCCAAACGCAATCACAAAGCGCGACGAGTCCGACACCATCACAAAGTTGGCAACTATCGGGCAGCTAGTATCTGTCTGATACACGCCACTGCTAGTACTAGACAGAATAGTTGCTGGAGTAGTGAACTCCAAAACACCGCCTGCTGTGTACTGCGGCACCCACATATACAGCGCACCGCCGCGTGGATTGATGATTAGATAGTCGCCGTAGTTGGCTTCCGACCACAGTCGCAGACGTTGTGTGATACCAAACGATGCCGAGTCACCCCAGCCTGTAAACGTGCGGGCGTTGTAAACAATCGCGCCGTTGGAGTGTGTTGTAGCTATCGTGCCATTCGCGCCGCGTGTAGCACCAGTAAACGTCGTGGCCGTGTTGCCTGTGTACGTTGCCAGTTCCTGATCTATCAGTACCGTGCCTGTAGCGTTGGAAAACCCTGTAGTCGACGCTACCGTAATCGTGGTGTTGGATGCGCTCAACGCTGCTGTCAGAGCAGTCTGTGTGGCGCCAGTTGCAAAACCGCCCCAGAGGCCAGCGCCCCAGCCGGTTACAAAGCCGTAGATCTCAAGGCCGGTGTTGAGTTGGTAACTGGCAGTCACTGTACCGCCGCCGGTCGCAGAAGATGTAGCTACAGAAGCAGCGGTAATGGTGTAGGAGTTACTGTTAACATACGTGATCCGGTACTCGTTGTTCAGGTCTAGGCCACCAACGGTAGACGCACCAGAAAACGTCACATAGTCGCCGTTAGTCGCGCCATGCCCCGGATCTGTCACCGTGACGATAGCCGAGCCGAGCGTAGTCGTGAACGGATTGGTGAGCGTCGCAGTCCTGCGAATGGGCGTGATGTCGTTGTACGCGCCGCCACTCTCGATGTAGTACTTGACGTTAGTGCCGACTGCCAGCAGGTTGTAGCCCCGCAGCGTTACCCAGTTCCACAGACTACGTGCAGTGCCTTCATACGTGTTGGCAGAGATCGGCTGCCAGCCACCTAGCTTCTGAGGATAGCCAGAACGGAAGCGAATCTTGTCACAGTCAAACCAGCCGCCCTCGTTGGAAAGCGTAGTTCCTTCGCGGTTTACACCAGGCCGAAGTTGTAGTTTCTGTAATGGCATTTCTACCCACCTGACTTGTACGGGCGTGTACCCTTTTTGTCGATGATAAGCGCCATCTTTCTCGGCTTGGCTTCTGGCGTGTTCGGGATGCTGACGTGCGTCCACCCACCGCCGCGCACCGGGTCAGAAAACTCACGGATCACCTGATCAAATGGCAACGTAGAAGCAATGATACGCTTTACTACCTGATCTGGGACCATCCCCGACACACGAATATCTGCCGCTGTACCGTGACAGTGCTGACTTGTCTTTGACCCACGGATTGCTGTGTTTACTTCTGGGCTGCGGTAGGCCGAGTTGATGCTGATCGGCTTGCCCAGCAGCGCCCGCAGAGACTCCAAGAACACTGCGAGCCGCTTGAGGTTCTTCAGGTGTTCGTTCTGCGGAGTATTATCTAACCCATGTCGCGCCGCATAGTCGCTGACGGTCATTTCCTCCAGCGTGAAGTTCGGCGAGAGCTTCATTTTTTCAGCAACTCCTTGGTCTTGTCCTTGCTGCTCTGGCTAGAACCAAAGAAGAAGTTCAGGATGGTAGCTACCACCGTACCAAGGATAAAACCAAGAACCACATCTACAAACCGGATGTTCTTTTCCGGGATCTCTGCAACGGTAATCAAGACGATATAGCCCGTGGCAAACAATGACCAGAACCCAGCAAACAGGTACACAAACCTGCGTACCAAAGGATCAGCATTCTCCATGGCTTTTTCCTGCATCTCCCGCGCGTCCTGCGTGTTCTTCAAATCCAGTTCTGCCATGAACTCTGCATGTTTCATGGCTGCCATCTGAATCTCTGCCAGCTTGGTGTCATCCAGCACACCGTTCTCGTTAGGCTCCAGCTTGATGCCGAGCTTCTCCTCGACATGATCCAAGCCCTGCTCAAGCACAGAGTCGGCCACCTTCTGTAGCCCTGCGCCCGCGAGCTGCGTCAAGATCGGTGCAAGTAATGGCAACATTATTTTTTAGCCCTTTCTTCCATGAGCTTGATACGAACTTGCAGGTCGTGGAGATCTTTGTATATCTCTTCTTTCAGTGCATGGCGACGCTCGGCAGATATAGGGCTGTCCGTAGGAGTTCCCTGCGGCGTAATCAAAGCCGGCATCTGTCCTTCTATCTTGGTCAGGCGAGTGTTAAAGCTACCCACCTCGCCCAGCAGCCACGCAAGGCTTGCTACGACGATAGGGATGATCGCTTTAAGCGCGTCTGCCCAGCTCATCACTCACCTATAGGAGTAACAACCCACGATGTCGTGGCTTCGTCCCATGAATACAGCTGGCCGTCAGTAGGCATATCTACCGGCGCCTTCCACTGGCATTTATCTTCGTCCAACACCCAACTTGCAAACGTCTTGGGCGGGATGAACGCATCACGCTGCTCGTCGTAGGTAAAACCAATACCAGCGTAGTTCTTGCGCTTGTTGCCGTTGTAGCTGGTCTGCTTCCACGTACCGCCAAACAACTTCTCGCAGAACGCTGCGCCGATATGTTCCTTCTCCACGCCGTTAGCGTCCGCTGTGTCACGGTTGTCAACGACGATCACCTGTTCGACCACGTTGCCGGGGCCAAGTTTCGCAAAGTGCGCCATCAATCTTCTCCTAGTTGCAGTCCAGTCAAACTCTCATCGACACCTATGTGTCCCTTGAGAAAAGTGTTAAATGCGATACTCACGCGGGTCTGATTGCCAACCTTCGTCTCGACCATGTGTTCCAAATGCGACGGGAACAAGATCAGATCTCCTGCGCCTACCTCGAACCACCAGCTCTCCGAGTTCCAGTGATTCCATGTGGCCGGTTGTACTTTGATCCGCTCATAGCCGCTCTTGTAGAAGTAGATCTTGTCCACTTCTCTGTCAGCCTGCGGGTAGAACACGCCAGAGATAAAGCTATTTGGATGCGCGTGCTTGTGGTGGTACTGACCTGGATCTGTGTAGTTTGCCCACGACTGCGTAACGTACAGCGCCACATCGCCTTTGGGGTCATGTACCGTCTTGAAGTAGTCCACCATCGCATCTTCGATGAACTCACGGATGTCCGTCAGTTCCTTGTTCTTCAAGATCATGCGGTCAGAGCTTGTGGTGTTGCCTTGGTTGGCATACTTGTCTTGGCCGAGGATAAAGCTCAGTTCTTTCTCGGTCAGATCACGCCCCAAGCGAGCAAACCCGACAGGAAGTGGGAATAGGTTCTGGATGTTCATCCGTTCACCGCCTTGTCGTAAACTCGCTGTTGTCCGGTAATCTTCTCCAGCTGCTCCTCTGTGTAGATCGTGTTGATGCTGTCCTCGAACGCACGGATCTTCTCCATGGTCTCATGGACTTCTTCCATCGTCGGGCAAGGACGTGGGTCATCCCAGAGGCTGAAAAAGTTGTTCGTGATCTCCCAGCGCGCACCCGGACGTAGCAGGTGCATCGCTGTATCAATACCGTACATCATGCGTATTTTCGTATCCATAGGCTTTTATGAGTTTAGTTTTAAGATAACAATACCACTACCACCATATCCAATTGCGGGGTTTGCATCATTTCCAATGCCGCCTCCACCTCCGCCGGAGTTTGCTCTTGCGTTTTCAGAGTTGTATTGATTAATTGCCGTATTGCCGTTACCGCCGCCGCCTGTTCCGCCTAGCGCGGGGCTTCCCGGAGATGCTCTTCCGGCTGAACCACCCCCACCACCAGCGTAGGTAACGCTTGATCCAGATAGAGTTGACGCTGTGCCGTTACCACCCTTGCCGCCAGAGTTTCCAGATCCTGGAGAGCCTTCTTCACTTGCGCCCCCGCCACCGCCTCCGCCGCCAGAAGGAGAACCAGCAGCACCACTACCGCCGTTATTTCCTTGGCGTGGTGTTGTAGATGGAACGTTCCCCAAACCAGCTGCAAAACCACTTCCACTGGTTGCTCCACCGCCACCGCCAGAGCCACCATTATTTCCACTTGGAGAAATGTTGCCAACCCCGCCACCACCGCCACCAGTTGCCGTGATGGTACTAAAAGCAGAGTTACCACCGTTTATTGCCGCCCCGTTCTGCATGCCAGGCCCGCCACCACCAACGGTTATTGTATAAGTTACTCCCCTTGTTACAGCAAAATTAGTTCCCGTACGAAATCCGCCGGCACCCCCGCCACCAGAAGAAAAGTTGCTTTGGGATCCAGCGCCACCACCGCCGCCAACAACTAGATAATCAACGCTAGTCACACCCGGCGGACATGTCCAACTACCGGAGGCATTAAAGATTAGTACTGTTGATGTTCTAGGAACAACATATTTAATGATAACTATCCCGGATCCTCCGGTTGCGCCAAAAATTGGACCCGGATTATCTGCACCGCCTCCGCCACCACCGCCGCCTGTATTTGCGGTTCCGGAAGTTGCGGCACTAGAGCCGGCTCCATTTCCGCCTCCACCCAAACCGCCAGCACCACCACTAGCACCTGGCACACCAGAATTATTTGCGCCTCCGCCACCACCGGCATAAATTACAGATGAGCCAGACAAAGATGAGGCTGTGCCATTTCCGCCGGCGCCTCCAACACTGCCTACACTATTTCTACCAGTTTCGCTTGCGCCGCCTCCGCCGCCAACGCCACCGCCGCCATTATTCCCTTGGCTTGGTGATGTAGATGGTGTATTTCCAAGTCCGCCCGGCTCGCCGCCAGCGCCTGCGCCGCCACCAGAACCGCCATTACCGCCGCTTGCAGCAGTAATTCTGCCGCCGCCACGACCACCACCGGCAGAGGTGATTGTAGAAAAAATAGAAGAGTCTCCGGCAGTAAACTCCCGTCCACCAGCTCCAACGGTAATTGTGTAAGTTGTTCCGGCAGTTACAGCCAATCCTGTTCCTGTCCTGAATCCACCCGCACCGCCACCACCAGCTGGGTTGCCAGAAGAACCACGATTGCCACCACCGCCGCCACCCACCACCAAGTAATCAACTTGGGATACGCCTTCAGGACAAGTCCAACTTCCAGACGCGGTGAACGTTAGAACAACCGTGTTTGTAGGGCTGCCTGGCCATGTGCCATTCTGTATCGCTTGCAAAGCCTGCTGTAGCGTCCAAATGCCCGACGCCTGCGTGGTCGATACAGTAATCGGCTGTCTTGTGATGAAGTTTCCGGGATAGTTACCGCTCATGCTTCACCTTGTTAAATGTATCTGATAATCACGATACCGCTGCCGCCGGCGCCGCCAGCATAAGCAGTGTTATAAGGGGTGTTACAGGCGCCCCCACCACCCCCACCACCAGTATTGGCCACTCCTGCACCGCCTACAATAGCAATGTCTACAGACCCATTACCACCGCCGCCTGCACCACCTGTGCCAAGAGTTACTTGAGACCCACCACCACCTCCACCACCAGCATACGTTACTGACGAACCAGAAATAGTAGACGCCGTTCCATTTCCACCATTACCACTAGCAGTTGTTGCTCCACTTGTTCCTGCTGCGCCAGCACCTCCACCACCGCCTGAACCATAATTAGCGCCAGTTTGATTGTTGCCGCCATTATTACCTTGTGATGGCGATGTGGAAGGAGTATTGCCTGCTCCACCGTTATATTGAATACCTCTTACACCGGCACCACCGCCTGAGCCGCCATTGCCACCATTAGCAACACCAAACAAATTACCACCACCAAAACCACCACCATTAGATGTGATGGTACTAAATACAGAGTCACTTCCAGCTACACCGTTTGCGCCACTGCCCCCGCCGGCGCCTGCCGCACCGCCAGCACCAACAGTAATTGTGTATGTAGTTCCGGCAGTAACCGATAATCCAGAACCAGTTCTAAAACCCCCTGCCCCTCCACCGCCACCAGCAGAACCGCCCCCACCTCCACCAGCAACTACCAAGTAGGCTACGGCTGTCACACCCGTAGGAGCAGTCCATGATCCAGAAGCTGTAAAGACAGCCACAGTCTGCTGTACTGGTGATATATATCTGATGATGACTATGCCAGAGCCGCCTAACTGGGCTGGGGACAAATATCTATCGTTACTGCCGCCGCCGCCACCACCGCCAGTATTTGCTGTGCCATTAAAGCCTGCGGTATTCCCCGAATCGCCATTTCCACCGCCGCCGGTTCCTCCAGCACCGCCGGTTCCCGGCGTGTTTATGCCGCCACCACCCCCGCCTGCGTAAGTTACGCTTGAACCAGAAATGGTTGATGCCGTGCCATTTCCGCCTTTTGCGTTACTTGTATTATTTGGAGGTGTTGCTCCAGCTTCACTAGCACCACCACCTCCTCCTCCGGCATACAAAGCGCCAGCCCCGCCAGCGCCTCCAGCACCACCATTGTTCCCTTGTGATGGTGAAGTAGATGGTGTATTACCTGCTCCACCAGCAATTGATGGTGTTCCAGCGCCGCCGCCGCCAGACCCGCCTGCTCCTCCTTGGCTACCATATCCAGCACCCGCACCACCACCATTTGCAGTAATAGTACTAAAGACAGAACTGCTACCAGTTCCACCGGGATTAGCGTTTGGCGTTCCAGCGGCACCGCCACCGCCAACAGTAATTGTATAGGTCGTTCCAGCTGTGACGGCAAAAGCTGTGCCTGTCCTAAATCCACCTGCGCCGCCACCGCCAGCAGAGTTATTGCCGCCACCACCGCCACCCGCTACCACTAGATAGTCTACCTGCGTGACACCGGCAGGACACGTCCACGAACCGCTTGCCGTAAACGTTTCAATAACTGTGAACGACTTGGGAACCGTTCCCAGCGTCCAGATGCCAGAAAACAACGGCGCAGTAGCGCTGATTACCTGTCCGGGATAGCCGTGAATAGGCATGTCGTACCTTTACGAGCTGATTTGTTCGTAGCTAACTGAGAAGGCGATAGCACTGTTCGTGCCGCTCGACACGACAATCGCTTTATCTTCCAGCAGATACGTCGATGTAGTCTTGTCCATCACGATCAGCGATGCAAACGCTGGAACCGAGATGTTAGATGCAATCGGGAACACGTTGGAAGAACTCACCACCACAGCGTTGCCGGCCACAACGTTGCCGCTGGTAAAGATAGCCACCGTGCAGTTTGCCGCCGTGTTGGTCAAGTTTGCCGCCACAATCTGATCCAACTTGAACACGTTGCCCGAGTTGGTGGTGTTTGTGACCAGCACAAAGTTTGCCGTGTTCGCAGGGGTCAGATATGTCGTCTGACCGTAGATTTGTGTCACATTGACAATATTTGGATTTGGCACAATTTACTCCTTGAATGTTCGTGTTATCAAATTGACTAGAAGCCAAAAATGAGCGCCATAGCTATAGATTTTCCTGTGCTGATACCGCCCGCCGCCGGAGCCTGACTAACCCAAGTTGTGCCGTTGCTAGTCAGCACGTTGTTGGCCGTGCCGGGCGCTACCATGGTTACCACGCCCGTGTTGTTGCCTATCATCACGCTGCCAAGCGTCAGGTTTGCCCTGCCTGTACCGCCGTTTGCTACTGTCAGCGGGTTTGTGATCGTCACGTTAGACGCAGCAAACTCGGTGATGTAGTTGATGATCTCAGAAACGTTGGCTCCGTCGTTGTACACGCCCATGTTTCTGCCGGCTGGGATCGTGACAGTCGTACCGGTAGGCGATGCGTTCGTGCCGTTAGAGATGACAACCGAGTTCGATAGGTTGTTGACGATCAGGTACTGCTTCTCTATCGCCGGGATGAATAGCGTCTGCCGGTTGGTGATCGTGCCAACCAGATTCAGCTCTAGGTTACGAGCAACCTGCGCCGCGTTCGTGTCGGCCAGAGCAATCGCTACGTTAGAACTGGCGAACGTGACGTTGGCCGATCCGGTGATCGCCTCCTCTATCGCCGTACCAAGGTTGACGTTGGTCGTAGCACCCCAAGTGCCAGCCTGCTCTCCCGTGCCGATTAACTCAATTTTGAGCGATGAGTATGTGCTTGGCATGATCTTTCCTTAAACTGTATTGATGACCGTCCAGGTCGCCGCGTTGCCCGTGACTATTGGTGTCCATGTACCAGCACCGCCGGTGTTGATGGCCGACCATGTAACATTACCGCCTGTTTCAATAGGCTCCCACAAGAATCTGCGGCGGGCAACATCTTCTGCCACAACCGATTCCAGAATCCTTGCGATGAAGCTTGCACTCGCACTATCACTGTCTGACGTAACCACAGCATCAGACACGCTTGCAGCAAAGTTGGCCTGCGCAGACACCGTGATAGAAGCGCTGGCATCCTCGCTGATAGCGAAGGCGATGCTGTTGAACACTTCCAGTATGTCTGTCGCATTTGCGCTCTCCGCAATCGCACCTGAAATACCAAACCTGCCTACTACCTGATCCTGCGCCGCTACCGTCTCCGCCGCCACACTCGTGAACGACACCTGCGACGCTACCGTTTCATTTCCTGCTACCGACTCACTGACAGTACCAAACCTGTTGTTCCTCGGTGTTACTGCATCACTTCCTGTCGCACTCTCAGATACCTGAGAGTTCATGTTTGCCAGACTGCTGACTACATCTGCCGTCTGCGCGGTTTCTGTTACCTGCGCACCTACCGACGCCAGCGAGCTGACTGTATCGCTGCCCGTGACCGTCTCAGAAACTGCGCCTGTGACAGACAGAGCGCTAGCAACAGTATCGGCAGCAGCAGCAGACTCGGCAACAGCGCCGGTGACATTGAGGCTAGCAAAGTAGAAGTCAGTAACAACAGCAGACTCGGCGATGTTTGCAACGATCTTGGGCTGTATCTCTGCACTGACTGTATCAGCGCCTTTGACCAGCCCACCATCACCAAGACCCCAGCCATCTGACCCCCAAGCACCGTTACCCCAACCGCCGTTCGATATCAGCCGGTCATATACTGAACAGCCCCAGCCAGCCTGCCCCCATGTGCCGCTACCAAAGCCGCCATCCACGCATTACTCCGCAGCCTCAAGCTCACTATCCATAAACCATCGACTGTGCGCCTGACCATCTTCAGACGTCCACTCCATCAGGCACCAGATATTGCCGTCATCGTCCATACGCATCTTCACGATTGGACCCTGCGGAATCACCGCCTTCAGCTTGACTACGTCGCCCTTCTTAAACATGACTACCCCCTATCAAGTTGCATCTAGGTTGAACGAGTACGTCACGTTCAGAACATCACCGCTGACAACAGTACGATCGCCAGGCGCTTGGAAATCGGCCGCCGAGAACAGCAGACCAGATGTACCAGACGCCACGTTGCACAAGAACGCGCCAGAGATCGTGGCATTCGCTGTCATTGTGAACGTAGCCAAAGACGCCGAGTTGTTGATGTTCGACGGATCTGCCAGTGTGGCGTTACCAAACGTCACCTGCGGGCGAGTGCCGCTGTAGCTGGAGTTCTCATCCCAGCCAGCGTGAGATGCCAACGTGTCTCCACCGGAGAACGTGGTGCTGCTCGACGTGTTGTTGATCAGCCCGATGTACCAAGCAGCCGTGTAGGTCGAACCCTTGAAGTACTTGGTGTTCATGTCCTGCAAGCCGGTGTTCACCACCAGGTTGTGACCCATGTCTACCCACTTCTCTTTGCCGTCTTTGTCGTAGCAAGTAACGGTGAACACACCGCCGCCAGACGCACCTTCAGCAAAACCTGTCTTGCGCTCTACACCGCCGCTGACAGTCTCGCTGGATTTTGATTTTTCAATCGTCATGATGACTCCTCAGTTGATACGTATTAACGCACTGGACGGCGTATTTGGTGGCAGCGTCACAGTAAATGTGCCATTCGCAGCCTGCGTCTTGTCGCTCCCAAAGTCCAACGTGGCTACCGACGCATTCGCCCGAGTAGCGTTGTAAATCAACGCACCTCTGGCGATGAACTCAGCGTTCGTCCAAACCACATTGGCAAAACTTACATACACAATACCGTTGCTTGTAGACTCAATCGAGACGTTTGACAAGCCCTCGCCACCAGCCGTGTAGCCCGCACCACTAATCTCGTTCGTTGTGGAATATGCGGTCGTGCTTTCACCTAACTCTACATACCCGTCATACAGCGCCATCTTCAAAGAGTCCGACGCTATATTCTGTCGCCCGTTCAGTATGTCCACCTTGAACGATGTGGTCAGGCCTTGGTAAATCGTCATGTCACTTTCACCCTAACCTGACCGCTGCGGTACGCATCCTGACGCTCCATGCCATCGCCCAGACGCTTCAGTTCACCCATAGCCTCGTTGTACTTGGCCTCGACGTTGGCAATCAAATCCTGCTCGCCCTTCATGAACAAGTACGCCTCGCGCAAAGAGCCATACAGCAGAGCCGGATCGTAGTTGTCACCCAGCCACGTACGGCCATCTGGCGCTGTCGTAATCGACTCTGGGTAATAGTAGTAGTGCAGCTCCAGTGTGTAGGCATCATCCGGCGTAGGGCCAAAGATAAAGCTCAGTTCGTCCGTCGTGGTGTTGCTCGTTACCTGTGGGCCGAAGATCGCGTAGTACTGCGGCAACCCTGTGTCTGCCGGCGTGGGATACGCAGCACGGATGTAGTTCACATCCTTGTTCAGCAGGTAGTGATACTCCTCGTTTGCCGTGCCGTAGTTCTCGATCACAGCCATGGAGTACACCGCCAAGAAGTCTGTCGGCGCGGTCAGATACTTGTTACCGGTCAGCAGCGTACCTGTCGAGTTGCGGCGAATAGGCGGCAGCTGCACCGCATTGTAGATGCGGGTCTCCGTCTGACGGACAAACAGCGGGATGTTATCTACGAACGTCTGTTCGTAGTTCTCCGTGTAGTCCTGTATCGCCGTGACTAACTCGGTGTACGTCATGCCATCGGACCTCTAGCCATCACGCCCTTGGTAGCCGCACCAGTGCCACGGATCTTGATGCCGGTAGTCTTGGTGTCCTCGCGGCCAGGATCGCCAGCAGACACGCGCTGCACAGCCGTCTTCGGCCCCAGCTTGTCTACCGCGATGTTGTTCGGGTCAGGCAACTTCTTGCCATTACCCTTTACAGGCTTGGGCGTACCCATGTTCTTGATAGCCATCTCAACCTCACTTGGTTTTCTGGTTCTGAATGCGAGCTTCGTTCCGCCCGTATTTTTTCAGATCGGACGTGGTCACGCCACCCTTTTTCATGCCTTTGTGCATACGCTTCTCATGCGCTTTCACCTCGGCTTTGGCTACCTGCTTCATCTTGTCCATCTCTCACTCCTAGTTAATGGTCACGTTTGCGACCGTAGTCTGTGCCACCAAGTTGTTGGGCGTTAGCCCAGCATCATTCGCTCTTGAGCCACCAATCGGCGACCAGCCCCACTGAATGATCCGGCTACCACCAGCAGGAAACCCATCCTGTAACTCACCTGTACCAGAGTTGTACTGCGTCTGCAATCCAGTCAAACCCGACTGCCAGTACGACTTGTCCGGTCTCGGATCCCGCACAGCCTGCGGGTCATTCACCGGGTACAAGCCCAGACTCAACTGCGGCTGGTCAGGTTCCCAGCAAGTTCTGCACACCTTGATGTTGACGTTCTTCGTCTTGATCGTCAGTGTCTTCAACTCTTTGAGCATGTACCGGAAACCGCACCGGTCACACTCGGAAATACTGTTCTTGCCACTAGCGTACTTACTTGGCATACATCACCTGTACGTGATCATGCGTGGCACCAGCCGATCAGGTGCCTTCTCACGATCTTCGCCCGCTGCCATCTCCCACGCTTCGTCGTACTGCGCCTTCAAGAACTGCAACCGCTCCAGACCGCCCGGCAACTTCATGGCTAGACGATATGCCAACCCGCAGATCAGGCACTCCTGAAAGCGGAATGGGATATCTTCTACGTTTACACCGTTGCCTACATCCACCATCCTACGCAACCGCCAGTACACGAAGTAGTAGTACGGTGTCTGTGCCGTACCTTGATCTGGGCTTGGCCACACGTTGATCTGTGGATACTGCGGCGTAGCGCCGGGCGCATCACTGGTCTGGCCGCTGCGACGGTTTATCCAGACTTGGATCGGGCGCCCTTGCGTGAGCTTGTTCGGGATTGTGGCGTAGGTGGAAACAGAGATTCGGTTGATGTTAATGTCTGACTGAGTCCCGATCTGCCCAGGATTGGTTCGAATAACATGTTCCAGAAGATCCACGGTGTCATTAGGTAGATCATAGGTAATCTGTCCCTGTACGAGCGGGATCGTTCCCTGCTCGATAGTCCACAAGTTGATGCCGCGATTTGCCCACTCCGTCAGCAGCAAGTTCAGACTGCGCCGGGCGGTACGAAAATCGTAGCCCGTGCGCATCTCCAGCCCGACTCTCTCAAAGGCTTCTTCGAAGATGTCGTTGACCGTCGGATTAAACGAGGTCGTAGAAGTCGTGTAGGCCATTACCTAAATCTCGCCGTCTTCTGAGCTATGCCCTTGGGTTGTTTCACGAACTGCTTGCCCGCTTTCTTTCCTGCCCGCTTTGCTCGCGTCGTCGCCGCATACTCCGCTGGAGACAACGCTTTGATAGCCTTCTCCGGCAAGTACCGCTCGCCTGTCTTCGACGATGGTTTGCCGCTTTTGGTGCGCCATTTCTGCTCGCCCCAATCTTTCAGGCTCTGCTGCGGTGCTTTCACTTCTTGCCCATTTTCTTCAGAGTTTGGGCAAGTCTTGCTCTTTGGCCCAATTTCCCTGGTTTTTTGGCAGCAGAGGCTAGCTTCTTAGGGGAAATCGGCTTGCCTTCTTTTGCGCCAAGTTGAGCGCGCAGGGCGCCCGGCTTCTTGATTGCGCTCTGAATCCACTTTTTTGTGGAGCCGCCCTTCTTCATACCCTCTACGCCACGACCCTTCAGGACGTCTGCTTGCGTTACCTTGCCGTCGCCGGTCAGATCTGGAAACTTGCTAGCCATCTCACACCATCCTTCCACGAGTTTTACCCCGCTGCGCAATACCATCCCCACGTTGTGACGCACCAACAACTTTGCCACCACGCTTGTATTCTTCACGCTTCATCAGAGCTTTTGGGTCCATTTCAGCACCAAGTTGCATTTCACGACGATCAGAAGCCGCCCCACCACTACCACCGCCCGACCTGGGCTGTGGTTTCTTTATCTCCCCCATCCTTTTAAGAAACTCTGGGTCTTCTGACGGGCTTAAAGGCTTAAATTTTTCTTCCGATGTTGATGCTAAACCAAGTCTTTCAGCAAGTGCATGACCACCTTTAACGTTGGTTGCTTGATTGTTTCTACCGCGCCATGCACCCTCTTTGTAATTAATTGGATCAACCGCATATCGACCAGATCCATATTCCATGTCTTTTTTATCTGCGGCAGATCTGGCGCGGTTTTTGTCTGTGTAGTCGTTGCCTACATACACTTTCTCAATTCGATCCCACAACTTGTATCTAGTGGTTTCATCAGCCACGATAACCTCCACCTGCTGCCTTGTACTTCTTTGCCACCAGCTGTGCCTTGCGGGCTGACCATTGACCTGCGCCAGTGCCGTGAGTAGCCGCTGCTTTTACTTGCGCCACGATCCGCTTGCGCAGTTCTGGCTTGGTGTAATTACCAGCAGCGTTCACCTTGCCGCCTTCTTTGTACTGCGTGAAGTCGGTGTTGTCCCGGCGACGCTTAGTTCTAGCCTTGGGCATCTTGCTTGCAGCAATATCTCCCATCCCGCGTGAGGGCATCATGTCAGCCTCCTGTTAGCAGTAGCCGCCTTTGCGCATCTTGGTCATGCCACCTTTGGCCATCTTGACCTGCATAGCCTTGGTCTTGCCCTTGGTGGCAACGCCGTCAGCCGACTTGTGACCAGTAGCTAGGCCGCCGCTTGCCATCTTCTTGACCTTGCCGCCGTACTTCATGCCGGCTTCTGCCATCTCATGCTTGACCATAGACTTAGGAGCGCCCTTCTTCTTCATGAACGACACTTCTTTCTTGACCATTGCTTTGGACTCTTTCATCTCGCCTCCTTTAGCTTTCTTGGAAAGACCAGCTTCGGACAGCCCGATAGCGATGGCCTGCTTGGGATTCGTTACCTTCTGACCCGACGAACTCTTCAGCTTGCCGGACTTGAACTCAGACATGACCTTGCCTACCTTTGCCTGACCACCCTTGGCAAAGCGCTGTGTCATTTGATCGTTAGGACCAGACATGGCTTGTGGCTGCATGTTGAACGTCTGATTCATGCCGCCGCTCTGACCACCGGCCATAGGCTGATTACCGTAGAACGGATATGTAGGCTGCTGGGTCTGACCCGTCACGCCGCCATCTGCAAACTTTTTGCGCTTTCTCATACCATTCTTCCTTTGGTTTTGCCGCGAATAGCGCAGCCATCAGCACGGGCAGAAGCAGATGAAACCGAACCGCCTTTTGCTTTCTTCACTGGCGCAGGCGGTGTTTCTCCCGTCACAGTCTTTGTAGCCTCGGCGTAGCCTTTTTCGGTTAACGCATCCATCTTTTTGTAGAGCGCATCAAGTTCAGGAACTGACTCACCCTTCTCGCGGCGAGTCTCAAGCTCACGAATGCGCATCTGCATTTTTGCCATGTCAGCCATTAGCAGATCCTTCCCTTGGTCTTGCCACGCTGGGCGATACCGTCCGCGCGCGAGGATGCAGAACTAACCTTGCCGCCAGACTTCATGCCCATCTTTGAACGTGCATAAGGAGTGGACTCTGCATAACGCTTGGAAGAACGCTCTGGGGAGAAGGTTCCCATAAGCGCTTTAAGCCTTTCGCTTTTGCCGTATGGAGAGTCTTCTTTCTTCAAGCCTTCTAGACGACGTTTGTTCAAAGCATCAGAGTCAGTTTCTCCAAACGATTGACTTACACGCTTACGAGGTTTTGGCTTTGGTTTTGGTTTTGGTTTTATATCGTCGTTTGTTGCATCACCAATATCTTCCATCTTGTATGTGCTGCGCGGCATGTAACTACTTTCATTTGTTACATCTTCGCCGCCGCCAGTAAATCCAATATCAGAAGCGCTGACTTTGGTTCTTGGCATCATCTCACTACTTCCAGAAGAACTTTGGGATTTTGCGCCACGACCACTGTAGTCGCTACTCATCTCAGGCACAGGCGTTCTGGCCTCTTCTGCCATCTTTGCGCGTCCGGCACCAAAACGTCGATATGCTTCTGAGCTTGGGTTATCTATATTGCCCATGCGAAGCCGCTCAAAGAAGCCGACCTTTTCGTCTTTGGATGACTCAAGACCTTCTTTCTTGTACTGGTCTTCAGTCTTGCCGCCGTCTTGATAACGCTTTGTCTTGCGCTTCATAACACTCTCCTCTGTGACTCAATCAGCTGGTCGATCTTGTTCTCCAGCCGGTTGAATCGCTGATCTATGTGATCGGTGATGCGGTCAACTTCCGCCTTTGTCACGTTATCCCGTGCTATCTCCTCACGCGTCTTGTTCAACAAGATGGTGATCCGCGCTAGCTCAGAGAACTTCTCATGGGCGACATACGCAAACAAGCCCACAAACAGCGACAGCGCGCCGTTCCAGACCAAATTGATATCCACGGTCAACACTTCCACTTTCTTAAAGATTTATTGATACGACTGTTTGGATCGTTGGCGGTCTTTGCAGAAGTCAGCTTCTTCTTCATCCCGGACATCCGGGCGCAGAATGACTTCTTGCGAGAACCGCCCTCTGGCTGCGGTGCTTTCAGGCCAGGCTTGCCCGGATTGGCTTTGTTGTAGGAGGCGCGACCCTTGGCGTTCAAACCGCCTTCAGGGTTCTTGCCTTCCTTGCGCTGCCAAGCCGGGGTCTTAGCCATAGAACACCGTCACAGAAGTGTTGACCAACGTCACTGTTACGTTTGTGTAAAAGAGGATGCCGTCCGCAGGAATCAGGCAGTTGAAAGCCTCGCCGTTCGCAACAGTCTGCACAGTGAACACGTTCGTGCCACCGTCTTGGATAGTTACGTTACCAGCGCTCGATGTCGGGGCAATGATCATGCCCTTCACACGAGTTCGGCCTTCAAAGATTACTCCCGACGATCCGCGACTCTGCGCTTTTACGTCTGTTTGTTGAGCCATGCTGGCCCCCTATTAGTTGTTCTGCTGACCGAACAGAGGGTCATTTACGTAGTACGTAATGTAGCCAGCAACATCGCCAACAGCCGAGCTTGCGCTTTCACTTGTAACGGTGAAGTTCTTGGTTGGGCTGCCTGCTGTTCCGATGCCAGCGCCTGCTCCAGTCGCGCCTGGGGTGACAGTCTTTGCAGAGGTAGCAGCCAACGCCGAAACGTAGAACGCAGCGTTCGAAGTTGCACCATCAATAGTGGTGTAGCCGACATTCATCGTGCCTGAAGTCAGACCGTTCGTGATGATCACAGACGTGACAACAGCGTTTGCAGGAAGAATCAGGGGAGTGGTAGTGCCAGAAGCAACGACAACGTTGCCGGCAACAGCCGCGTTTGCAACATAGAAAGTTGCTGCCATGACGCCGGTGCCGCAATAAGCTTGGCGGGTGTTATCACCGCCGCCCGAACGCCAGATGCTTTGGGTAGTAGATACAGCCATCGAATTGTCCTCTCAAGCGAGTTCGGTATGGCAATCTGCTTGACGTCAGCCGGGACTGTTTGCCACACCCGGTATTCCCGGAATTACTGCGTTATAGCATAAATCTATGAAAAAAGGGGGCATTTAAGCCCCCTTCTATCAAGCACCCTGGGATGCGAACATACCCAGAGGATCGGACCATCCGAACGAATAACGCTCACGCGCTTTGTAACGGACGTTGCCGGTGTCGAAGTCTCCGTCCATGGAGTTCTGCAACGGGATACGAACAAAGTGCTTCATGCCGTTTGGAACGTCAGTGGTTAGGAACCATGCGTTCGTGTCGGTCAAGAAGTGGTTGATCGTATAGCCTTCCGGGATCGAACCGTTGTTAACGATCGCGTTCACGTCGTTATCATTGGTTCCCGGACGCAGTTGGGTCTCCAACAGGCGGGTCGCCACAAACTGGAGTGCTGGAGGCACGATCAGCTTGCGGGGACGAGCGGCGATCAGCAGGCCACGTTCGTCAGTCCAAGCAGCGATCTGGATGACTGCGTTTTCCAACGCGGTTTCCGAGAGGTCAACTTGGGTCGACGGAGTGTTGCTGTTGGTGCCGCCAGATACCAGCGGGTGTGCAGTGCTGAACAGAGCCACGCCATCACCACCAGGGTAGTTAGACGAGAAGCCGTTGTTCAGTACAGCAGCAGCTTTTACCTGCTTGGTGTACGACATCGCACGAGCCAGCGCCTTGGTATAACGAGCCGACAGGCTGTCATACAGGTTATCTTCGATGGCCTCTTCGGTCAGCGAGAAACCCAGAGCGATGGTTTCGTGGTTGTATCGTGCAGTCCAAGCTTCCTGACCATTGTCGTACCGGATCGCAGAACCTTCGTTCTTGACCGGTGCGGCGCTGAAGCCAGACAGCTTGGTTTCTTCTTCGAAAGAACGCTCGGAGGTCTCTGTTTCGTAGATCTCTTTGTGTTCTTCACCATAACGAGCGTACTCCATGCCGAACAAGGCGTTCAGGCCAGGCAGTAGCTCTTTCAGTAGTTGTGCGCGTGAAATAGCCATGTCTTACTCCTTAAACACCAGTCGGGTTCAGATACGCATGTCCGCCAGTTACTGTAGAAGTAACGAGGTTCGATGTGTTCGTGAACGTGGAAACGATGTACGGTGCGTTGAATTTGCAGATGAACTCGCAGTAGCCGTTTGCGCTGTTCGACGTGTCAGGGACAATGTCGACAATGCGAATTGGCAAGGATGCAGTAGTGGCAAACGAAGCGCCATTAATTGCAACCTGCGAATCACCTGTAGTGTTCGAGCCGTTGTTCTGAATCAAGGCAGCGTTCAGGCCGATCTGCTCCGAGCTGTAGAAAGCAACGGTAGTACCGGACGAAACAGCAGCCATCTTGAACAGAACATCAGGGTCGTCCACAACGTACGCCTGGATGTCAGGAGCGTTAGTGCCACCAGCGTAGTACTGGTAGTTCAGCTTCTGGTTGGTTGATGGGTTGGTGTAAGTGCAACCCAAGAAGATGCCAACCGGGGTCGCAGTCGAAGTGCCAGTATCCTTTTGGATAGTGCCATCCGATGCGATTTTCACGACATCGCCGTAGTAAATGCTGGTGGCATAGCCGCTAGCAATACGGAATAGGCGAGTCGAACCGGCGTACACCTGCCCGCCGATCAAATTGATCGGCTGAAGCCCATAAGGCTTCGATACAGTAGGATATGCCATTGATAACTCCAATAAGTTTAACCACCACCTCGCGTCGTCGAGGAACTCGACTCCTTGAATAGCGGCATACGTGGGTCATTTTGCTTCATCAGGTTGTTGTCCACCGCCCGGATTTGCTGTTCCGATTGTTGCAGGTAGTGTTGGTTACGCTGCACGGTTAGCTCTTCTGGCGTCTTGCACAACAACACGTCGCCGACTTGGACGCAGTCTTTCCACCGCCCCTCGCCATTGACTAGCAGTCCATACTGCGGTTGCTCTTCGACTTTCACTGGCTCCCAACCTTCTCGTAGTTTGATAGAGATGTTGCGAGCGTCAGCTTGTCCTCCAAGCGACACGCGAATCCAACGGTATTTGTAACCCGGTTGCTTATCTGGTTCTGGCAGAAGCTCCGGCGGCGCCCACTGCTGGGGACGCTGCGTTTGGTTACGACTCTCGGTACTGCGCGGTGTGCGATTCTCAGCCATTTCTACCCTCCAATTTTTGCATTTCCTGCACGTATCTTTCCAACGGTACGCCAAGTTTTTTTGCCATGGCGACTGCGGACTGCTTGACCGTGATCTTCTTTGATCCCGTGCTTCTCGTTGCAGGTGCAACAACCGGAGCAGGTTTCTCGCGCTGGGGTTTTGGCTCCTGCGCAGGGGCTTCCTCCTGATCCGCAAAATGCTCTGGGAATCGACGGCGCATGGTCTCGTCGACCTTCTTCCAGTATTCGTCCGTAGACGGATATGCCGTCCCGTACTGAGAGACCAACTTCTGATGCAAGCCCAGAGCCAAGCTGGTCATTTCCTCGTCCTTACCGAACCATTGATTGCGCTCTTGCCACGCAATTGCCCTCTGGTCAGGACGAGGTGCTGGATTGGCAACAGGTTGTACATCAGTTTCCGGCTCTTGTCTAGACGGAACATATTCAGACACCCGCTGCAATTTGTACTGCGCGTTATTCAACTTCTCCTGCGCCTCTATCAAGGCATCGGAGTCGCCAATGTCGTAGGCATCCTTATATGCCTTCTTGGCCGCCTGTAATTCCAGTTCTGCCGCCGACTTTGCTGTGGCAACAAACGCCTGCTCGCCCTGCGTCAGCCGGCTCTTGAGTGCATTGTTCTCCTCAAGAATCCGCTTGGCATAAGCGATAGCTTCCTGTTGCTCACGCAACGCCGCTTCTTTCTCCCGACGCTCGTCGTGATACACCTTCTTCATCTGCTTCAGGCGTAGCTTTACGTTGTCGGAGTATTCCTCCAGCTCGTCGTTATCAAGCTCCTGGACAATCTCCTTGGGCATCGGCTCCTTGCCGCGATCCTCGGGAGGCGTATCGTCCTCTATCTCATACTCAAGCTCCTCGGCAGCCGAGGCTTTGACCTCGTCTTCCTTTTCATCAGGGAACTTGAAATCTTCCACGTCTTGTTGCGCCATGTGTTTCTCCTTTGTTAAGCCCTAGAGATCCCGCGTGGGTCTTGAACCACCGCTTCAACCACGTCGTCGTTAATCAAACGGAACTCGCGGCCATGAATCTTCAGGCGGGTGCCAGTGTTAGGACGGGCGAGAATGAAATCCCCTTCCTTGCACCATGCTCCATTCGGGAACCGCTTTTCGTCTTTGTAACAATCAGGTCCCATCTTGATGACAAAGAAGACAGTCGCCAGTACCTTTTCCTCGTACAGAGTTTGGTCTGCCTTGACTAGCCCGCTGTCAAACTTGTCTTCAACTTCCGGCAGCGCGACCAGGATGTGATACCCGGTAGGCTCTGGCAGTTGTTTCGCTTTTTCCTCCGCTGTTTCTGGCAGCGTGGATGTCTCGCCATCTTGACTGGCGATTAAGATTTCACTCATCGGAATACTCCATTTTCTTTGCAAGGTCCAAGATAAAACCCTCCGCAAGCGATAGACCTCGGATCTCGCCGCAAAGTTTTTGATAGTCAGCGTAGTCTTTGGCCGCGCTGTTGGCGACGGCCTCCACTATCTGATCGCGCTTGTCACGCACCTGTTTGAGCAGTACTTCAAGCGCTTTTTCCATGGATTACTCCTTTTTCTTCGCAGGTTTTGGCTGCGGTTTCCTCATTTCAATTTGGTCTCGGGCGATCTGCGTACCCAGCTTCACGCCTTCCAACTCCATGCGAGCCTCCAGATCTGCCTTGTCTTTTGCCGACTTGGCGCCGACCTGCATACCCGCAATCTCTTTCTGCGCGGCAATACGCTCTTCCTCGATGCGGATTCTGTCCGCCTTCTCGGTAGCGTCCATCGCCAGCTTTGCCTGCTTGAGTTGCAACTCCTGCGCTTTGAGCTGGAGTTCTGCTTGCTGCATCTGAACAATCGGATCCTGCGCAGTCTGTTGCGCCTGTTGTTGTGCAACTTCCGCCTTGTCCTTCTGTAGCAACTTGCCTGCCGCTGCCGCCATCATGCGCGACACCTCGACTTCGACTTCCTCTGGCAGCTCCTTGTCCATCTCTGGCAACGGTACACCCAGCATTTCTTCGATCTGCTTACGGTACTCAAACGCCACATGCTCGTTAATGTGAGCCATGAGTGCTGCCTGCATAACCTGCGCGCGCGGGTTTTGGCCGATGATTGCGGCTATCTTTGGATCCTGCATGGCCGACATATGCACAGCAATGTGCGCCTGGTGATCCTGATAAATGAACGCCTTGACCGGCTTCATGTTCAGGATGGCCATGTTCTCCGACACAGGATCTTTCGGTTTCTGGTCTTCTGCCGACGGGACTAGCTTGCCGACGTTCTTGATTCCCAAGACTTCCAGCATCTGACGGTTCAACTCCACCATGTCATAGATCTGTGGGTTGGCCGCCGCCATCTGCATCACCGCCTGATACTGCACAACCTTCTGTGCCATCGTGGCCGAGTTGGGATCCGATACCGGGATCACATCCACATCGTCATAGTCCGACTTCTTCGCACGGGGCGTACCCTCTACCGGCACGTAGCTGTAGGAGTCCGGCGTGTAGTCACGGATGATGTCTTTCAGGAGCTTTAACTCCTGCTTCATGGCGTAGTGAATGCGCGCCTGCACCGCAGACATCACCTTTAACGTACGCTCCAGAATTGCCAAGGTAGTGCCAACCGGTGAGTTGGCCGACATGTCAGCGATCTTCAAGTCAGCCGCAGCAGCAAACCGGCGGCCTTCCTCGACGATCTGGTTCATCAGTCCAAGAAGTACTTGGCTCGGCTCTTTGTACGGAAGTGGGAGGATGTTGTCTCTGATTGTGCCGGCCGCGACGTCCACATCTCGGAACTCGCCGGGTGCAATTGGAGTGTCATCTCCTTTGACCCGCATTCCCTTAGTCTTGAGACCGCCAGGCAGGTTCGATAAAGTCCCAGCATCAACCAGCTGACGAATAATAGAAGTACCAGACTTAGCGAAAGCACCGATAAGATGAATAAGGCCGAAGGCATAGAAGCCAAAGCCGGGAATGTATGGGTAGTGAACAAAGTGGTTCCTCTTCTGATAGGTCTCATCTTCCGGCCGCCAGTTTCTTCTGATTGACAGAACTTCCTGCGAGGTCTTCTCTATAGTGACAATGTACGGAAGACCAATCTCCGTCTTGTTGCCCTTATCATCCGTGTCCTCGTACCCCGGCAGATCCAGATACACCTGCATCTCCAGAATTTTGTACCGATCGTCCGTCGTTGCGCGGAAACCCATCTTCTCGGCAATCGACTTCTCGATATCGTCCAGCGAGTTCTCTGGCTCCGGCAGGTCGATGTCTCTATAGAACCCTGCTACCATTAGGCGGCGCAGTTCATTCTTGGTCTTTCTCATGACGTGCGTTACGCGCGGCGCAGATTCCAAGTTACTCGCCCCGTATGGCACCACCACGTCCTCCGCCGGCACGAATAGCGACACCTGACGGCCAAGACTTGGGTCGTAGTACACCTTCTTGAACGCGTTACCCGCCAACCCCAAGCCCCACAGCATCCGTTCGTGTTCAGGCCGGTACTCGGTCATGACTTCCGTCAGTTGGTAGTTCATGTCATCCCGAACGCGCTCCGCCGCATCTCGTTTCTTCGGCGTTTCTTTGCCGATGATCTTAGTTTTAACGGGACCCGAAGCCGGGAAGGTCTCCATAATCGTCTCGGCTTGAAACTTAACAAGCGCTTCAGATAAAAGGGGATGGTAGACACCGCAGGCTCCTTCCCATGGCTCTGATCTTTCTTCGATCTTCATGCCCAACAGCTCTAGGCCGTCGACATACGTCTTCATCCAGTCCTTGCGGCTATCGATATCGTCCTGAAAGTCACTGAGTAGGTCAGAGGCCAAGGATTCCAGCTCATCTGTCGCCATTTTCTCGGCCAGATTCTCGGAAAACTCGTCTTCTTCCTCGTCTTTTTCCAAAGTGATCTCTAAATCACCCAGCCCTATAGATACAGACTCGGGATCCTCGATCTCAATCTCTATCGGCTCCGCTTCCATGAGCGCTTCGTCCATCCCCACCGGCAGCTGGTACAGCGCCTTGTCTATATTTGTCGCCATCGTCTATCCTCAGTAGTAACTGCGCCTGCGCCGCAGGTCCAGTGGCTCATCTTCCTCGTCGGAACCCAACCGCAGGAAGCCGCCTTGTCGAAATCGTATCAACGCCTGTACGCCAGAGTCGACCAAATCGTCATGCTCTGCGTTCGGGAATCGGGCAAACTCTTCAATCACGTCTTCTGCCCACCGTTTGTCCGGCGCCCACACTTTACCGGAAGAAAATAGGTCTGTAACGCTGTTCAGACGCACGAACTTGTCGTTGCCGCGTGTCGGTGTGAAGTCTTGAACCATCACACCCATCCTGCGCAGCTCAAATATCAGGGGCGCACCCGCTGCTTTCGCTTCAATAATGCAGGCGTCCGGCTCCCAGTCGTCGTACAGCTCTTTTGCCTTCTGCTTTAGGTCAGGAAACTCCACTTTCCCCTTCCACGCATCCAGCAAAATGATGTTCACATCGTTCTCATCCTCGTCTTTGTGGAAAACACCCCAGGTCGTACACGCAGAATAGTCACTCCGCTGGTTTTTTGTGTACGCCGTGTCCCAACTTTGGATGATAAATTCGCACGGAGGCGCTCTATCTGCCTCCCACAGCTGCCACCAGTCCCTTTTTACCAGCGCACCCTCTTCTCCCGTGGGCTTTTGCTGGTACTGGGCGTTCCATTTGTACGGCGGAAGCTCCTCTTTCAGCGCCAGAAGCTCATTTACAGGCCAAAATTCAGGCCATAGACTATTCCCCGACGGCAAAATCGCAGGGAATTCGATCACTTCCCATTCTGTCGCGTCTGATTTCAGCACTCGGCCAGTCAGATCCTTGTCCGACCAGCGCGTCATCACCATCACAATCGCCCCGCCCGGCTGCAAACGCTGACGTGGGCCAGATGTGTACCATTCATACACACTGTCAAACACCGTCGGATCGCCCTGCGCGAGTCTTGCCTCTTGTTCTGAATGCGGGTCATCTATTATTAATAGATCGGCGCCTTTACCAGTAACAGTACCGCCCACACCAATCGCAAAATAATCGCCGCCGTGACTTGTCGCCCAGCGTCCAGCCGCTTTCGAGTCCACCCGCAAACCCACACCGGGGAAGATCTTCGCGTAGTGGTCGCTGTCCACCAGGTTCCTGACTTTACGGCCAAATCCCACCGCCAGTTCGGCCGTGTTGGATGTCTGGATTACCTTCTTCTCCGGGTTTCTCCCCAGATACCACGCCGGCAATAAGTAACTCGCAAACTCCGACTTCGTGTGTCGCGGCGGCATGTTGATGATCAGCCGCTTTAACTTCCCTTCCGCGATCTCCTCAAACTTCTTGGCCATGATGGCATGGTGTCTGCCATGTATAAATCCCGGCCACATCTCTTTCACGAACGACATGAACTTACTCTGCGCGCGCTCTCTGGCCACCGCATCTCGGTACTGCGCCACCTGCTCCAGCAACTTATCCTGCTCGGCCGGCGGCAACTTACCTATCAGCTCACTCAAGTCCACGGACTATTCGCCTTCTCTCTCATCGCCACTATCGACAACTCATTTTGCCGCACAGGCCCGTTCAGCCGCTTCTGTATCTTTGCCAAGGTCGGATATATCGACACCGGCCGGTAATACTTCCGCCCAGCCTTTTGCTCCCGGTACACCTGATACAACAGCCGGAACGCCTCCAACATTAGCTTTTCATCATGACTCACGACATTCCCCTAACCACCTTATTTTCACGTCGTCAATTACTCCAACGTCCTGAAGTTGATATACACCGGCCGCACACTTCTCCCCGCCCCCTTCACCTTCTTCACCACACCCAACTTCACCAACCTCTTAATAATCTCATGCGTGTTCCCCATCCCACCCTTCCCACGTAACTCACATATATCCCGTATAGAAGGACCAAACCCATACTGCTTCCACCATTCGTCTATTATCAAAAATACATGCCGCTGCGCCGGCGTCATCTCTACCTCCACACACTCCTCATACGTCATCTCCCGCCGACGACGCACCATTTCTCGATTTATCTGCACATCTGGCATATAACTTGCTTGTGTAAATATTTACATAGCTGTTTGGCAACTACGTATTTTCTCCAGAAATATCCCCCCGGGGGGTCTGCGTTTCTGAAGGTGACGGGGGGTGTTCGCTGGATTCGGGGGAATCCGATTTTTCTGGGAATTGTTCGTGGTCATTACTATGCATATGCGCGCCGGAGTCCCATTCTGCATTTGGGGGTGTACCCGTACCCTGGGGTTCATCGCCCGCCAATTCCACTAGCAGGGAATTCGCGTCGACGTCGACCGCATCAGCCGAGCCGAGCATCATGCTCTTAAGCTGGTCGAGTATCTGGGAACGTATCGCGCCGCTGTCCTGTATGTGTGTTATCTCTTTGCGCTCAGTAAAGGCCGCAACTTCTGTCACTTGTCCCAGGACTTTGGCCGCTTGTATACGTGTTGCCGGCTTTGTCTCTGGGTCGATGAGCGCAGAAGTGAGGGAAGAAATCACCAGAGAGCGCAAAGCTTCTGCGGTATGCAACGCAGCTACCTGTTTTGCCTGTTCCAGCGCGGCTATCTCAAGGGCGACTCTAGGATTTGCCTTAAGCTTACTTGCATCAGTTCCCACAACGTGAGCCTTGGCCTTGGTGTCATACGCCTGGCGATAAGCATCAGCACCGGTCAAACCCTCCAAGACAATCCCCTCTGCAAACCGCTTTTGCTTTGCTGTTAGTCCTGTCCGACCAAGACGCAATGCAGAATCGATGCCTTTGCTCTTTATTGTTTCTCTTACTTGCTCTCTTATGGCTTTCCTACTCATGGGCTGATCTTCGCTTCGCTCAGTTACTCGCCGCCGCGCATCGTGTTGTCACAATGACAATCACTCGCAGCACTACACGCCCGCACAATACCGGAACAAATGCGGAATAGTCAATGCCTATCGACTTGACCCTGGCAATAGCAGTGCTATCGATACCGCCAAATCGATAGAAATATATCATCGTGCATAATGCAATACATCCCCTTGACAAACCTATTGCATCGACTAATATCCTTTCCATGCGATGCACTCTGTATCGCTCACTTGGAGAACATCATGCGCTTTTGCATACAAGACCGAACCACCGGAAAACAAATTGAAGTTACCGACATAGTGATTGACACCCTTGAACAAGGTGAGCAGCCCGCTTGGACTGATTCGCTTATCGCTGAAGCAATCGATATAGCCGCAGATATGGCTCGCTCAACATTTGGGCATGACAACATCGACGCTGGAATTATTTAACTCGAAAGGAAACCGACCAATGAAAGACTATCTCACTATCGGAACTGTACCGACCGACGAGGACTGCACCCACAACGAACCGACCGGACAGTATGCGACCGCGCAACGCCGAGAAGCACGACTATTCGCCGACCAGATTCGCCGACACTATCCCGAACCCGATGCAGGATATATGACCGTCAAATCGTTTCCGCACGACTTCGGCAGCTACTACGAAGCTTGCGCTGTTTTCGACGATGAGAATGAAGCCGCTTGCGACTGGGCATATACCGTCGAAGCCGACCCGCTTGGCGTACTCCGCGAATGGGATGAAACCGCGCGCGCCGCTTTGCTTGACTTCAAGCTTGCCGACGATGAATCAAAAGTTCGCAGCTTGATATCCGCTTGACCCGACCCGCCCGCGCAAGCGGGCTTTCCTGGAGCCTAGACCATGACTACATTCTTTCGCGACTACGACAAGGCCGAGCAGATCCGCAACGCCAATGCCGCCGCCGACCCCGACTGGCAATACATCCTGCAATCGCTGATGGTTCACAAGGGAACCCGCCAGGCTTACGTTATCGAAATCCGCGACGAGGACGGAACCCTTGTCGGAACTTTATAAGGGAACCGACCATGCAAACCATCGCCGAACTCATCGCTGGAGCAATTGGCTTTTTGATAATGTGGGCTTTTCTTTTTGTTCTGTTTTTATTCTGAGGATACCGACCATGACACGCCTGAATGACTACTACGAGGAAACGATCGCCGGACATTATTTGTCAGCCCTCATGAACGATGATGAAACCGGACTATCTGACGAGGAAACCGCAGACCTAGCCGCTTTTATGCGTCGATACGACCGCTTGCCAGATATGACTATTGAGATTGTCGACGATGAGCCTAGCTTTGCCGTCGACGCTGTTTCCGACCTACACGCCGACTGCTACACAGTACGGTTTCATTTCACTAACCACGCGCTCACCCCGCAGCAGTGCGCTCTCGACCTAAATTAACCAGGAGAATCAGACCATGCAAACCACAAAACAATCAGCCGCCGCCCTCGAATCCTCACTCGCTCAATTCTACGGAAGCGATTCGCTCACCCGCTGGAGCCCGCTCACCCGCTCGCTGTTATCCGATGGCGCTCTGTATCTGGCCGAGAATGCCGGTGCGTACTGGCTTTTTGATGCTATCGACTCGCACCTAACGACTCGGGGCGCTAACGCCTTGACCGAGTTTACAGTCGCACGACTCCACCGTTTGCCGAACGATGCCGCCGAGTTAACGTTAGACGATGGCAACGGAAACATATACGCCACACAGCGAATTGAATTTACCGACTTCCCGCTGGCCGAAATCAAGCTTTACGCCTGCTACAACGGCGCTGGCTGGACTCACTTATTGCCGGGCGAGTATTGATCCGACCGCCCCGGTTATCGCCGGGGTATCACTCACAAAGGGGAAAATTGTGAAAATTCATTTCATCCCAAAATCAGAAAACCGCAAGACCGGCGCGATACCGGTAACCTACAGCGAACGCAGCACTTGCCCGCCATCATGCCCGCACTATAGATCGGACTGTTATGCCGAGGACTATTACACCGCGATGAACTGGAACAAAGTTCCGACCAGGGGCGCATCATTGACCGACACTTGCGACCGCATCGCCGCCCTGCCAGACGGTCAATTATGGCGTTTCAATGTAGCCGGTGACCTACCAGGAAAGGGTGAAGCCGTAGACCCCGCCGCCCTGGGTGAAATAGTCCGAGCCAATATCGGGAAACGAGGATTCACGTTCACGCATAAAAAATCCGACGATGCTATCGGCTGGATACGACACGCCAACGCCTGGGGTTTTACTGTCAACCTATCGGCCGACGATGCCGGTGAAGCGGACAAGCTTGCCGCGACCGGCTTGCCGGTAGTGTGCATCGTGCCAATGGACACGCCAGAGCGCACGACCACGCCGGAAGGCCGAGCCATCGTTGTATGCCCCGCGCAGACCCGCGACGATAAGACTTGCAAGACTTGCGGATTATGCGCGGCTGGTAACCGCAAGGTAATTGTCGGTTTCCGAGCGCATGGTACACGCGCCAAACAAACCGACCAACGCGCCCGCCGAGTTATACCGATTCAGACCGCCAATTAACAGGAGATCAGACGATATGAAAATTACTATTCGCGCCGACAAAAATTATGGGGTAGAAACTTTTTACCCCGCTTGCCACGCCGCTGAACTATTCGCCCGCATCGCCGGAACTAAAACGCTGACCCGCGCAACGCTGCGCGATATCGACTTGCTCGGCTATGAGATAGAGATAGAGCAAACCGCCCCGAAAACATTCCGCGCCCTGGCAAGCGCATAACAGGAGATCAGACCCATGAATACAACCCGCGCCCCGTGGCACGTTAGCGGTGACCTATCAACCGCCGTTGATGTTTACGCCGGAACAATCCGCATCGCAATGCTTGATGACGAGGTAGAGATACCAGATCACGAACTAATCGCCAACGCCCGACTCATAGCCGCCGCGCCTGATTTGTTGGCCGCTTGCGTCGAAGCCCTTTCGCTGTTCGATGACTATCCAGAGTGCTACGAATCAATCGGAACGCTCGAACGATTAATCGCCGCCATCGCCCGCGCGACAGGCGATCAGACGGTAAACGTATAGGAGATCAGACGATATGAAACCACTAGCCGATGGAGATTACAAAACCAATGATAGTTGCGCTGTATGGGTAGACGTTCGCGGGTTTACCGTTTACCTACACACAACCGACGAGGGAATAATCGTTGACGTTTTTAATGCCGAGCAACTACGCGCCGAGCCTTTTGCCGAGCCGGTAGCATCGACCTACGCATTTGACCATGAATTAGCCTAACAGGAGATCAGACCGATGAACTTATACCGCTTTGAATGTGTCGTATGGGTGAGGGGCAATAGTGCCGAAGAAGCATTGAAAGAACTGCACGACGAGGTCGATTACCACTTCGGGCAGGATAACAATTTGGTCGCGCTCGAAAGCAATGAGGGCGAGCTTGCCGAGGAAGAATAGGAGATCAGACGATATGAACACGCACAAAGCCTACGCACATGGGGCGCTGGATGCCTACAACTGTGGCGAGTACAACAACCCCTATCACGGATGGGAAAAGCCAGACGAGCATCAAGCATATAAACAGGGTTACGACTATGGCCTGTTTTTATACACGCAAGACAACGATTAACAGGAGATCAGACGATGAAACAAGTAACCATTACCCTAAACGTACCCGATAACGTTGGCGAGATGGAGATCAGAGAACTAACCCGCCAATGTGAAATGCTAGCCAGCCCCGATTGGATTGGCATTTTTTGGGGCATCGAAGATGTGCAAGACGTAGCACCGCACTTATCAGACGATCAGGCGCAAGACGTATTGCATACGGTACTGCGCCGCCACGATGCTACTATCGGCATCAATTGGGATGTCCTGGAAACTGTCGCAGGTATGCTGTACGACGAGCCAGAAGAAGAAACAATCGATGACTAGCCAACGGATGTTCACAATCTACCTGCTCGAAGATGAACTCGGGCAGGTACGAATTGTGACCGACTACAGCGGAGAAGGGGATCGCTGCCTTGCGTTGGGCGTGGAGATCATGCAATCGCTTGCTGATATCCAGCCCCACACAGGCGGCGCGCTATCGTTCGTAATGCCTGGCCGCACCGATGTTGAGCATTGACTGGGTCAGGCTTTGCGTCAACCCGAACAGGCCAACACGCCGATGGTAGTCGTTAGCATCCTCGCCTACTTGATCAGACATCCAGGTAGGCCAGCCGATAGTAGTCGCCGCTTGCTGCCCTGTACCGCTTTCGTCGTTGTCCACGATGACCAACCCCTGTGGCAGCGACTCAGCAACGCGCACCATGTTGCCCGCAGAAAAGCAAATATGCAGGGTGTACCGCTGCTTCATCTGACGCATGGCCGCACGAATAGACAGGCCGGTGGCGTACCCTTCACAAACAATGTTGATGCCTTTGTTGTCGAAGCAAAAGGTCGCGCCCGCTGTACGTTGGCCGTACAAGAATCGCTTTGTACCGTCAGGCCAGATCTGTTGCAATCCGACGAGCGACTTGCCCGCCCTCATCGGGATCAGAAGGACAGGCTGCCCCTCAATATCCAACACGATACCCTGCTCATCTGGAAACCCCTTGCTCTCCAAATATGGGTGAGTCCGGTTGCCGCTAGCGTTCAGCATACCGACAGCCTTGCCGACAGCCGCACTTGCCAGCCTTGTGCGCTCTCGCTCGGCCTTCGCTTGGTCGATGATGATCGCCCGCATATCTAAGTTCAGACGGTTGATTTGGTCAGGCTTCCACAAACTTACGACGGTGCTGGTCGCATGGTTCTGCACGAATCCATGATCGCCCATGAACTTGACCGCCCCATTTCTTTTGCGCGGGTGGTCTTGCGTAGGATACCGATGCCACGATCCGACGGCCGGCAGCTCGTCGATGATGATGCCATGTGATCTGGCGAATTGAATAAAGTCCATGATTATCTCCCCACACTTTTCAAGAACTGCTTCAGTTTCTTATCGATGAACCGCTTGGTATCTGCCTCCAACATCTGCGGCGAATCATCGTTCAGACCGCGAGGCCAGACGCCAAACTTATCTCTGTATGTGTGACTCGCTCTGCCTTTACTCCAACCCTGGTAGCGCATGAGCCAGACCATCTGATTCCAGAATGCCTGCTTGCTTTCGCGCGGCACACTTCCAGATAGTTCAATCATCTGGCCGTCGACTTCTGTCACTAGGTTCCGACGCTCACGCACATGACCGCAGTTGAAACAAGTGTCGCCACCGTTCCACAGAATCTGGCAGACAGGACACTTGCTCTCTTTCTTCTGACGCTCAGACGGTTCCTTCTTTGGCTTCTCTTTGCCGTCTTGCAGTTCGTGAACACCATCCTCAAACAGTTGATCCCAGTCCTCACGGAAGCGCAGGTAATTGCCAGAGTGATCCAACCATACAGCGAAAGGCTTGGCCGCAGGGTCGAGCTGGTTGGCGCGCATCACCCTGCCCATCTGTTGCACATGAGAGCTGAACGACTTCGAGAATGGCCGAGCAGACACGCCGATCATGACGTGTTCGTTGTCGAATCCTTTGGTCAAGATATCGCAGGCAATCAGGCCAATGATCTTTGAATCAGGCTTGGCAAAATCCTCGATGACTTCACGCTTCCATTCTTCGTCATCCTTGTAGCTCAGACTGACAAAGTTGTAGCCGAGTGCTTGGAACTTGGCGGCCAAGTCTGCGCCGTGTGCAACACCAGAAGCAAAGACAATCGTCTTGCGTGGCTCACCAAATATCTCGCGTGTTTTCTTTGCCCACTCCTGCACAACATCGCCCGTGATCTTCAGACCACGCTCTGTCGCATCAGCCTGTGACCATTCACCAGCAACCTTCTTCGCGCCGGTCATGTCCACTTCCTTTGCAATGAACACACGCAAGGGTACGAGCGATCCCTGCTCGACTAGCTGGCGAGTAGTGATAGGACTAACGACGTTTGAATATGTGCTTGCCAAGCCCTTCGTGAATGGGCTGGCCGACAACCCGACAACCTTCACGTTCGGATTGTTCTTGATGAACTCGATGGTCTGCTTGCGCTGCGCGTGGCATTCATCTACCACCAGCAGATCAAGGCCAGGAAAGCTGCCGCGCTTCTCCAGCGTCTGTGCGCTACAGACTTGGATAGGTTCGTACGGTTTATACCGCCAGTGTCCTGCTTGCAGTACGCCGTGATCGACTCTGTACTTGTCGAGCCGCTTGCTGGTCTGGTCGCACAGCACGATACGATCCAAGATCATCGCGGCCTTACTACCCTTCTTGCGAGCCGCTTCCAGCATGGCGATAGCAATCTCCGTCTTGCCACCGCCCGTCCCCAAATACAACAACTGCGTTCTGTGTCCCCTTGCAAATCCTTCTCTGAGTTTCTCTATTGCTTTTTCTTGATAGTCCCTGAGTTGTAGCGACATTGATTCCTCCTGCCAGCACTAGCCCGCTGGTGTGGGCATACGATTAACCCTCTAGCTTTTTAAGTTTCTTGAGTAGCGATGTGACTTGCTTTTTTAATTCACCATTCTCGCGCTGATACATATCGCGACTGATGGTCATCTCTTTTAATTCTATCTCGGCCGCACGAAGTTGTGCGCGTAAATCCCTGATGATCGACTCGGCTTTTTCCTTCTGTATGTCATCAATGCTTGCCGCTTGCACCACCGTCAACTGATCTTGCAGGTCTTCGTTTTCTTTACGCAACATCTGAATCGACGCTTGCATCTGCTCACGCTGGATTTCATCCTCGTTGAATTCTGCAACGCCATCAGACTTGAACTGGCCTGCTTCTTGCTTAGTGTAAATATTTACATTTTCATCGGGCTTCTTCGTCTTTGATTCTTTCGGTTGCTTCGATTCTTTCAACTCCTTGCGAATGTTGAACACAAGCATATGACTCACGCCAACGTGCTGCGCGATGGCTCGATCCGATTGTTCCTGCCACTCTGGGTCAGTCACGATACGGATCACCATCTTGCGCTTGTCTGCGCTGCTTGGTCGCAGTCCATGTCTGTTGTTGGCTCCCATGCCATACCACTCTGCGTCACGCGCAGTGCCGTCATAGACATCGGCCTCGATGGTCAGCTTTTTTAATCGCTTGGCCGCGAAGTACCGATGAAAGCCATCGGCCAGCCAATAGTTCTGCCCTTCTGCGAACACGGTGATCGACGGGAATGTGTCGCCGTTCTCCATGTCTTGGACAAACTGGGCGACGATCTCCTTCTTCATCTCCCGCGACTGCGTGTGGCCGTCTATTCTTATTTTGTTTACATCAATGATCATTCGTCTAATCCCCAGAAGATTGCTAACAAGGACAACAGGCCAATCATGATTAACATGCCCATGCCCACCAGAACTCCCGAAAGAAACGGGATATGCAGCATCAAGTCGTACCAAGATTTCATATCAGCAGATACCTCCCAACTGGATTCGACAACGAGTAGTTATCGTCATCGCTCCTGCTCCACTGCGCGGCGTTAGCCAGGTTTGCAGACGGGCAAGAGAAGTT